TTACCAGTCAAGCAAATATTGGTATTGTTTCTTGTCATTTTTGTTCATGCTTGACTCTGTCCTTCCTTTGGTATCGAGCTTTTTCTTTTTCTGTTCTGCTTTTACAGTGGAAGGCTTAATACCAGCGTTCTTCAATTTGCGCGCATTTTCTCCGGTCGGATTTGCAATATACTCATCAATGAGTTGTTGCTTTTTGCTACTTGCCTTTTTCTTTTCGGAAGACAAGATTGATTGAATTAAATAGGAGTCGCTTTCATCAGTGGATTGGAAGCCCATTCCGCGAAGCAATCGCTGATATGGCGTCGTGTATTCTTGGTTTACACGTCCGCGTTTACCAACAGAATTGCCTTGCGCGGCCATCAATAAGTTACCCAGCCCAGGCGATACATTGCGCACTTGCTTTGTCCAATTATCGCCGCTGTATGCGCTTTTAGCGACATTAAATAAGGTGCTAGCGGCAGGGCCGAAAAGACTTTGCAAGTCATCTGGCACTGCATCTCCAATACCAACGCGGCTTGTAATGTCAATGTTTGCGAACGTGCCAATTCCATACATACCTATCTTCGCAAGTGGTTTAAGCGATGGATAATTTTCAGCAAGTTCAATCAAGCTCTTCTTAGCTTCTTTTTCCGGATCATCACCAGTAATACCCATAATGAGTAACCCTAGAATATTTGCAAATGGAATCTGGAATAACCCAGCCATAGCAAAATAGGTTCCCCAGAAGATAGCTTTTTGCTTTTTAGTGGTCCCCTTTCCAAAGAATGGGAGAAAATCTTTCATCGCTTCTAGTTGTTTGATAGGGTACTTTTTGAATTGCAAGAATATCTGTGAGAATATCGAACCACGCCGGAAAATACCAGGTGCATCATGGACCCCATAATCGAAGTTTGATTTACGATTTACGTCCTTAGCATATCTAATGGCTTCCTCGTGACTTCTGCCGCGTTTGCGGGCTGTTTCATAAGCTGCTAACGTTACGCCACGGCGCACAATTCCTTCTGATTCTTTAAAAAGAATCATACCCCTGTTAGCCCATTTGCCAGCAGAGAATTTGCCATAACCCGCTCCACTATCAAGGCCAATATCATTCAATACATTCGTTTCACGGAGTATCTTTAAATCATGCAAACTATATTTCCGGTGTGCGCCTTTTAACAAGGCCTTCCACAATGTCGATATATTGCCAGTGTACGCGGCGGCATTGGCAATCTGTAAAATATTCAGCATTGCAGACGATACATTAAGGAATCCAAGTTTTGCGATGGAAATTTTATTGGTAATGGAATTTGCAAGGGATACCGCAGCTCGATCGCCAACGTGTGCATTGACCCACTTACCTATAGCCGGGATAGCGTTCAGCAAATCGTTCAGTTGCTTTTCAAGTGTAGATGGATTGCCATTAATATCATTAATATATTCTTTGATATAATTCGGTAATCCGTGGTATTCATTGTCAAATCGTCCAAAAAGGCGTTCAAACAAAGAGATTGCTTGAGGCTTAAATTTGCTTTCCATCGCTACATATCGAGATGTGCTGTTGAAATAATGTCGCAATACCCATTCAATTTCCTGTTCATAACCATCCGCCCCAGTCCGGCGCAGGAAATTACCAAAGAAACGATGCCGCCCTTTTTTCTTGACCATTCCATCAAGCATTTCCTTGGCTTCATGCAATGTCAAACTATGCTTATCGGCTATCTTTTTTTCCATCCGATAAAAATCTTTATCGCCGACGGTAGTTGCATATTGGCTTTCATCCAGCCCGATTTCTCCAAAATCAAATACTTTCGGGGATATTGTTATCTTCCAATCCCCCTCATTTCTTTTTTTGAGCATCTCTTCGTTTTCGGCTTGCCATTTAATGGCATTTTTTGTAGCTTCACGAATAGTACGCCCACTAGAAACGACGGTGGCCTTACCATGACTATCTACAAACCTTACCATGTATTCATGGAAGAAATGAGGGACATAGCCTTTACGGTCATGAATATCCGGGACCCCTTCACGAGTTATTACTTTCCAATGCTTCTGCCCGTCCATGGGTCCTTCTTTCGTTGGAACCTTTTCCAGGATTTGGATGTTATCGTCGTTTTCTAACGATTTTAATTCATCTTCATTAATTAAATAATGAGCTTGCCAATTCCCGTACTCTTTATAAGAAACAAGGGTACTACCATCATCTTGATCTGTTTCGCGAAGTATTTCAACAAACTTGTTATGCCGCAATTCATCAAGCTTACGGCCAGAAAAATGGCCCGTCCTTGTCTTGGCCTGTTTCCTGGTTTCATTGAGTTGGTTATAAGCCTTACGGAAGAGATTGCGAATTTTCCAATAACTATCAATTACTTGTTCATTATATCCTTGTTCACGAAGTTCCTCGCGCGTATATTCCTTCCCTTCCATATCGCCAGACCATAATAATTCTTGCAAGGAAGCTTTATCTTTCTTGCTTAAATCTAATGCAGAATCCAAATGTCGCTGGTAATCAGCACGCAATTTAGTGAGAAGATTCATAGCATCGTCCGCCATTTTAAAGAATGGTTTGAAATATTTCTTCTTTTCTGCAATTCTCGACGGAGATTGTAGCAGAGTCCGGTGAACGCCAATGGCGTTTTCATCTGCTTGGTTCCGAGCTACTTCGATATGATTCATAAACCTTTTCTTCGCTTCATTGCTTATTTTCTGGTCTTGTTCCCGAATGGAATATCTTCCGAGCTGATTACTATTATTTGCGCTTCGTTCCCAGACTTCCCCGGATTCAATCTTGCGAAATACGTCGTTTACGGTTTCCACCCCGGCGAAGATTTTCCTCATCTTCGCGGCAAAGTCCTTGATTTTCTGGAACAGCTTACCCCACGCCGTGCCGCGTCCGTGCTTGCGGGCTTCTACCCATTCAGCGTACTTGTCGGCGCGCTTTTCGGAGTCGGGGATAGCCTTCTTGATAGCGGTCTTTTCACGGTCCGTCAAGACGGCACCTTCTGCAAGGTGGTAGGCTTCATGGAATCCCGTGTTTTCACGACTCCCCTGTGAGAGAGCCATATAAGCGTCCTTGCCATGGAGATGTGCGTAGCCTTCGACAATCACGTTGCCGTTATCGTCGATATGGTGGTCTTTCTTCGCCTGCGCCAGTTCTTTGTCCGTCAAAAGGATTTCATTCTTCAAGTCAACGACGATATGGGACCCGTTCGGCATGGTGAAGGTCATACGGTCTCCTTCGTCCTTGATTTCTTTGGCGTTCGGGAACGCTTCTTTGATTTCTGCCTTCAACTCTTCCTTAGAGCGGCTCAACTGCTGGCCAGCTTTGCGGATAGACGTTTGTTTCTTTTCGTCCGACATGTCGAGGCGTTCCGGCATGTCCATGCCTTCGATTCTGTCGAACAGTTCGCTCACGTCGTCGGCGGCAATGTCGATACGGCCCCTTGCTTCGGCTTCTGCAACCTGCCGTGTCCCTTCGTCGGTGTACTTATCAATCACTACCATACGGGTATTGACGTTTGTACCGGCGCGGTCAAAGGTGACAGACGGCAGGTGAATATCAGCCATCAACACGCCGTCTGCAATGCCTCTATCAGCCTTCCGTTTGGCTTCCGGGTCGCCATAGAACCATTTATCGAAATGTTTCTGGCAGGCTGAGCCGTCTGGGATGATTGCAATAAGGCGGCCGCCGTCCTTCAAGTGCTGGTAGGCTTTCGCTACGTGTTCGACGGCTGTCTTGCCGCCATGGCCGAACGGCGGGTTCATGGCGATCCCATCGAATTTGTTATGAAGGTCAAAGTTTTCAAAGGTGCTTTCGACGACTTTAGCCCCGGCAACGTTACGCATGAGTTTAGGCGTCAAATCCCTGGACGGTTCAACAACGGTATTATACGTGTTGTCGGGCATCCAACGGGCAATGGCCCCGTCACCGGCGGACGGTTCAAGCAGACTCTGGCCGGGCTTGGACTGTAACCACTGGACCATCTTATAGCCGACAGGTTCGGGCGTTGCGAAATAATCGTGCCCTTCCTGCGACTTGGTGCGGCTGTTCTTTTTCTGTTTCCCGAAATAGACAGCCTTGGCACGGTCAAAGTCGGTTGCCTTTTCCTGCCGATAGTCATTAGCCTTACCACCTGTGCCTTCCGTCTTACTCCCCGGCAGATATTTCTTCCATCCATCGCCTTCCTGCGATTCTTCAAAGGCTTCGACGTAGGCTTGTTTCAGTGACCGGGCCATTTCACCCAATGCGATATTTTCAACCGTTCCGGCACGTTCTGCAAGCTTCGTGGCAAAGGCCATCTGTTCCATGTACGTCCCGGTATTGAGATAGCGGAAAATGGCGTTCGACTTATTGCCTACCCGGTAGATACGGCCTTCCTGCTGGATAGCTTCACTGGGACGTGTCGGAAGTCCTAAATTGATGAGGACACGCTGATGATTACCTGTTGTATCGTGCAGGGATACGCCAGCTTGCCCGGCGGCAGACTGCACAAGGATGATTTTCGTCTTACTGTCGTCGTTATTAAACGAATTCTTATTCTTTTCCCGTTCGCCCTTACTGAGCGTACCATTATACAGGACCAATTCGTCGCCAAAGGCCTTGGAAAGTGTTTCAATCGGCGATTCCAGGTCGTTTAAATCAAGGTCGGCGAGGTCCGGCCGTTCTGCTTGGAATTCGTGATACTGTTCAAGAATATGATCAGCCAGTTCGCTGTCCAGGCGTTCCAGGTGGTCCATGCCTTCCCTGCTAATTGCAAAGGGATTGTCTGCACCACCTTTATTGAAGTTGTGGAAGATGACGACTTTCTTGCCTTCCTTGAGATACTCTTTGATAAGCGGAATGGCCTGTTTAGCCTTGATAGCTTCCAACAAATAGTATTTCTGCTGGCCCGTGAACCGTCCTCTAAGGAAGTCACTTAATTCGCTATATTTAGGCTGGTCCCGCAACCAATCAAAGCCTTCATCTATTTTCTTACCAATGCCTGCATCGACGCGGATAAAGCCACGGTCATAGTCATAGGCAGACGACAACATGCGTCCATGCATAGCCCCAGATTTCACCATCTTGCGGTTGAATTCCCGTTCCATCAAGTCAGTATCGACGTCGGCACTCGGTCTTTCCAGACGGTTGTAGCGCATCTTATAGCCGAAATTTTCCATATAGAAGGTTTCCCGGCCGTTAGCGCGGTTATATCCCTGTTCGTCCATGGGGCCATAATCGGAGTAGTTGAACAGATACCCGTTTGCATAATCGAGGTCGGCCACGTACTGGAACGGCGTTGCCGACAAGAACAGGACCTTAGACGGTTGTTTTTCAGCAAAGGCCTTTTCATCAGCATCCTTAAATGTTTCTAATTTTTTGTGCCATTTACTCCGTTCCTCTTCAAGCTTTTCGATTTTGTTGCGGATTTCCCGGGATTCATCAGCCAACGACGGGTCGTGGGTTTCGTTATACGCCTTGCCGTTTTGACTATCACGTTTGCGGAGTTTCTTGATTTCTTCAAGCGCCTTATCGATCTTGCTTGAAATTTCCGGGTGCTTGTCATGGTGATACCGCTTAAAACCGTCTTTATTCCCAGTAACCGCACGAACAAGCTGCAAGGCGTCTGTCGGTTTGGCTGATTCGCTTCCCATGAGGTTATGTGACTCGTCGGTAATGACAAGGTCAAAGTCACGGTTGACGAGCGCCTGGTTAGCGCCAACGTTGGCATAGGTCGCTGTAATAGCTCCCTTACCTGCATCCTTGGTGCTGTCAATCCGGGTTAAGGTAATACCAAAGTCCTTGGCCGCTGCTTCTTCCCACTGTTTGAGAATACCGTCAGACGGCGCAATGATAAGGATGTTCTTTTTACCAGCGTCGGCAAAGCGTTTGACAACACCCAGCCCCGTATAAGTCTTGCCTGTGCCGGTGCCGTTGGTAAACATCATGCCGCTATGTTCCTTGAATCGGTCTTCGGCGATACATACGTCTTCGGCCTGTTGAGGCAGGAGCATAGGCAGGGCCTTCTTGATTTCGTCGAGGTGTTTATCCTTTTGTTCTTTCTGTACTGTTTCTACAGGGTCTTCATGCTGGGGTCTGTTTTGAGCAGCTCTAACAAGTTCGTCAGGTCGTCTTTGGTCATCGTCGGGAACTCGCTCAAGGCCAGCTCTAACGCTTCCTGGTAATTCAGTACTTCCGGTGCTTCCGGTGCTATCCTTGGATTCTTGAGTTTGTACTCTGCGATTGCCAGTCGTTCGGCCAGTAGAGGTGCTACTACCTGGAACGCTATCATGGCCCATTCCCGGTTCTTCGGGTCCTTTTCCTGCCGGTGCAGTATCTTGTCGGCTTCCGCGCATGGCTGTTCCGCCTTGAATACGACTTTCCCCCACTGCGTTTTCACTGGCCCCTTCGCCAGATCGTGCAACCAGTTCGGGAACGTTGCTATTAACATTGTCATTCGCTCCTTTCAACTCTTCAATGCTGGGATATTCCATAACAGCATTATACACTGCATCGAAATACTTTGCATTTTTTACGCCTAACGTAGCGATGAACGATTTGCGTAAATCGACTTTGCCCGTCATGCCATGGTCGTATAAAGAACCAACATAACGGATAGCGGCCGTCAACTGCTTTTCATCGAGCTTGGCATGGTTCGGCATGGACTGTAAGGAAGCCCATACAGACTGCAAGAAAGGTTCACTCTGGGGCAGGGTGTCCTTCATAGCCTTCGCCCAGCGAGCAAATTCATTCAAACCACGCTGTACATGGATAGCCCCAAATTTGAGCAGATGATACATAAGTGTAGGATTGAAAGCGGGGTTGGCACTCAAATGGGACAGTTCTTCGAGGATGGCTTTCTTTTCGGCTTCCAGGGCTTCGTCGCTGTCGTCGAGCAGGTGGAACGTCTTTTCAATCTTATCGTTATCCTTGATAACGGCCTTCTTGACGGCCTTTTTCGGCGTGGTCTTGGTGCTGCCCTTATGTGGTACAGCGGGCGTGTCAGCAGGCTTCTTGTGCGGCTTTATGCCGAACGCTTCCATAACATCTTTTTCGGCTTCTTCCACCGTGCCAAAACGAATATCTGCGTCATTCTTTATTTCTTCTTTCCCGGCAGATTCCGTGATAGTGCGCAACTCTTTATGGGCATTGTCATAGACAGCCGTGATTTCACGCTGTAACCGACGCTTTATGAATACATCACGAATCTTATAGTCATTGATTGCCAAATCGCGGTTATCCGTTATGATTTTTTCCCCGGCAGTCGCCTTGGAAGGATTGTCTTTAGCGTCAGTAATAACTGCATCAGCAATCCGTTTATAGGCATCTACAACCTGTCTGGGTGTCGATTTCTTGCTATTCAGTAAATCGTGGAATTTACTTACTTCTTCTTGTACGTCACCTTGGGAACCTTCTTCGGCATGGGTACCTTCCGTGTCTTTACTTTCAGTTTGCTGAGGTTCGGCGTTGACATGGTCACTTTGCTTGCTCTTTTCATCTACTTCATTCCCTTCTTTTTCTTGGCTCTGTACTCTGCCAGCTTCTTGTTGATGTACGCGTCCACTTCCGGCGGGTTCGGCCTGTCGATTATCTGGTACTTCGGATACAGCTTTTTCGGCTGGCTTTTCTTCTGCGGTGTCGAATAACGATTGTCCATGTTCTACCTCCTGGATGGCGTTCGAGATGATGTTTTCAAGGCTGATACGCGGCGCTTCCGTACTATCGAACAACTTGGATTGCTTGGGACTGCCGACAGCAAAAATGCGGTCGCATACGGCCTTATACATATCAGCAATAGTACGGCTCTTGAATTTGTTGCGTTCGATGAACTCCAGTACCAGCCGTTCAGCTTCCGATTCCCCTTGCGAGAACAGGTTTGTTTCCTGCAAGTGGAATGGCAACGGTTTGCCTTCATTACGGAGAGACATGATAGTCTTGGCCGTCTTCGTGATGACGTCGGAAATATCATAATCGGGATACAGGTTCCCTTCCTTGATGCCTTCATTGACTTTCGCTACTTCCGGAGCGGCGGCAATCATGGCGTTCATGATGTTCTTACTATTATTATCCGTCGCTTCGCTGAGCTGCGTCAAGAGGTAATCGTCTTTATATGCCTTTGCAAAGATAGCATTACGGATTCTCAACGCTCCTATGGGTGATAATTCGCCTTTGGCATTGAATACAGAGTTTCCTTCTGCATCACTGAATATATCCTTTGCGGCCGTTCTTCTGAACTCACGGTTTGAGGGGTTCATAAACTCACCCGTGCCGTTATCGACGAACTGTTCCAATGTGGATAATTTAAGTCTATCTGCATCAGCTTTCGCCTGTTCCGCACCACCTAATTTAGCGCCACCTTCGGTGCTATTGATAATAGCCTTTGTATCGGCGTCGTCAGCGGCCTGGCGTACTAATACAGGGTGTTCCATACTCTGTACCTTTTCGGGAGCAATCCCTAGCGAGGGTGCGATAGAGGCAAGAAAATCCTTATAAGCCTTAGCACTCTTCTTATGAGAGTCTGTAAGCCCTTGATAGGCTTTCTGGATAGCCATGACGCGGCCGTTGCCGTTGAGGACGACGCCACTATTGTTGACGATGGGCGCCCCTTCATTGACGAACTGGCTTTCTGCCAGCAGTTCCGGCTTCATCGTCTTCGCCATCTTTTCCACCTGTCCGCGCATCTGAGGGCGGTTGCGGTCACGTGGCTGGTATTCTGCCGGGTAAAGGTCGTTTACGGCGTAGTCTGTGTTATGGCTGGCTGTAATGTCGCCAGCCGGGACGATCTTATACGTTGCATCGAATCCGGCATCACTCGTGCTGGCGTGAACCTTTACGGTCTTACCAGAAGGAACCCGTTCCATGAGCTTCTGCTTCTTCGAGAGGTAGGCGTTGCGCTTCTTTCGCGTTTCAAGGCTTTCTTTTACCTGTGTAGGGGTATTTACCTGTTCTGTCTGTTCGGGAGCTTCTACGGCACGCTGGGGTACATTTTGGAGTGTGTTCTGGTCTTGCTGGGACGTAAGTGGATTGCCTTTTAAGGAGTTAGCCCGTTCGAGTTCCTGCGTCGTCTGTAAATCGTCGGCCAGCTTCCTTTGTTCCTGCTCCGTGCCGTTACGGAAGGTGTTCATATATTCCTTGAACTTCGGGTCCTTGCGGTCATAGGTAGCCAGGATACGGCCTAAACGGGCATGTGGCGTCTGCTGCTTGTTCTTGGGTACAGGCGTAGCAATCGGCGCTTTTTTCTTGCTCATGGCGTCGTTTACGGCCTTCGTGATTTCATCCTTGTAATTGGCCTTGATGAAGTCGCGGTTTTCGGGCGTATCAATGAATTTGTCGTTGCCGTTGCCATCCTTTGTGAACATACCATCGAGGGCATTGATTTCATCAATGTTGTTCGAGGTATCACGGATAGTCTGGGCAACGTCCGGAATGACGGCGTCCTGCGTGCTCTGCTGGGATTCTTCGGCCTGCTTCTGGGCGTTCTCTGCGTCTTCTTGGGCTTCCTGTGCCGTCTTTTCGGCGGAGTCGTCGTTCATGATTTCATTCATGGCCTGGTCGCTCTGGGCTTGAATCCTATCCATGTCGCTCTTAGCTTCCTGCGCAGCTTGGTCCAGTTCACGGCCGAATTGCCCGTCATCACTGGTAATCTTCCCGGTAACTGCGCCCGATGTGCCGCCGGGTACGGGGCCGCCGTGGTCGGTGAAGTGTACATTACCGCCATCAGTCGTTGCGACGGGGTGCGAAAATTCATCAAGCCCTTTGAGTCCGTACTTTTCCCCTTGCTGTACAAGCCAGTCACGGGCGTCCGGATTCTGTTCCAGGAAGTCGTCAGAAAAGTCAAAGGCATGGCCTTCGTCGTGATAAGAAGAACCATCGCCGTTGCGTTTCAAGGACGTGACCAACAAGCGGTGCCCGTACTTCTGATAGAAGTCACGAGCCAAAAGGTTCATTTTCGCCATGGTGTTCGGATCCATCCCGTCTACCTGTGGATTCATAGCGTCGCTTAAATCATAGAAGGCTTCACTAGGTGCTTCTACATTTCCGCCGCTGCCAATGTCGCCCATATTGTCATAGTTGTTCTTGACCAACTGGCGATATTGCTCCGCTTCTTCCCCGGCGCCGTTGTAATCCCGGACGCCAGCCCATACGTCGCCGTCTTCATTCGCTATTTTAGACTTCAAGATAGCCATGCCTACCATGGCATTTTGATAGGGGTCCGTCTTCCAGTCGGGATACTGGGAGTCAAGTCCTAATTCGGAAACGGTTTCATCCTGGGCCTGCATGATACCATAGATACCGTCGTGTGGTTCCGGCATGGAAATGGCATTGACGTCGTCACCGCCGCTTTCACGGGCGGCAATCGCCAGGGCCAAGCGCGGGTCTACACCGGAATCGTTAGCCGCTTGGATAACGGCATTGACCATAGCATTACCGGTGTTCGGCGACATACTGCCACCGCTTCTTGCAGGACGGTTCTTGGCTTCCTGTTCGGCAGTTGCTTTTTCAGCGGCAATAACGTCGTTATAAGCTTTCTGCACTTCTTCCGGCGTGCCGTTACGCAATACGCCGACGAGCCAGTTGTAATTATCTTCCCCGCCGATTTGCTCGACAGTGTTGTTATTGAGGAAGTTTTCGATTTCCTGCTTCTGGTCGTAGGTTTCATAATCCTTATAAGCTTCCGTGGCGGCGTCATCTGTACTTTCAGAAGAACTATTCCCCTGCGATTCCTGGAATGATTCAAGCGACGACGCGGCCTGTTTGATGAGGTCGGGATTGCCGCTGTTGGCTAATTCGATATAGGCATTGTACGCGGCATTGCTCATGCCCTTCGGCTTGCCGTGGCTGAGTGTATCCTTGATACTCTGCGCCTGTTCCCGGGATTCCGCACTAAGCGGGGCTTGTCTTGCTTCGGGATGGAAGCCGGCCGCCACGTTGCCAGGGACACCCATCAAAGCACCGCCGACAAAACCGCCGCGGGCCGCTTCCCAATCTTCCTTAGTCCAGGTAAAGGGATTGTACCACCCGCCGTCGCGGTTGCCTTGTACGTCGTTTTCCAGTGCGTTCTGTGCGCCTTCCTGGTATCCTTCTGTAAGGCCACTGGCTCCTGCCAGCATCCCGGTACGGGCGGCGCCCTTAGCTAAACTTTTACCAATACCTTCCTCTGCGCCACGGCCTAAAAGCCCGGTTGCAATCCCTTTACCACCTTTCATGACGCCCAATTCAAGAGGTACCGTGAAGGTATCAAGGGCCATGTTCTTGAAGAACATGGGGATAGCCCGGCGCCGTGCTTCGTCTTCACTCACGCCGTTCTGCATCATGTCATTGACGACAGTCCCATATTCAGACAGAGAATCTGCTAAGTTTGATGTAGGTATCGAACGGACAGTATCTGCAATGAGGGCCTGCCCAGCTTTCGACATAGCAAGACGGCCTAACCCTGCACGGGATAAAGCCGACGTCAAGGCACGCGTACCACCTGCAACGGCGGCGCCAGGCATAAGGCCCGAGAATGCCATGATGGGTACAGATGAGCCGATGACAGAACCGGCGTCTGTTGCAAACTTGTTCGGGTTCAAGAAATAGCTATCGCCGTACGTATCGTTCCACTGGTCGCGATAATCCTGCATACCCTCTTCGGCGCGCTGTACGTTCGTCAAGATACCATTGCCGCCGCCAACGGCATTCTGGATACCGCCGACGACGTTAGCCAGGCCTTCGTCTGCCGCAACGAATCCGCCGTACAGGCGCGGCCAGTTAGCCGCCATGTAGTCGGCAGAATCCTTCATGCGTTCATCGCGGACGCTTTCGTCTTCCAGTTCCCCAAACTGCCCACTGGCAACAGGTGTACCCGGAATATCCGAGTACACGCTGTCGCCGAGGGGACGAGGGGTGTAATTGGGTGCAATGACAGTACCCATGCCCTGGAAGGGGTGTTCGAGAAAATTTTTGGCGGCGCTCAATATGCCAGACGCCGAATATTCGGAATCCTCAGAAGAAGTATCCTGTTGCGTATCGTCGTCATTACCTTTGTCTCTATATACGCCAGCGTCCCAAGCGGCCTTATCAAGATAGTTGAGTGCCATATTTACCTCCTATTCATAATCCGGGTGCAAACCATAGGTAGCAAAAGAAATGTCTCCTCCGCCGTCTGCTAATATCTGGTTGATTTGGTCAGCCCAATCCCCACATTTTTGTTTAATAATATCTTCCATTTCAAACATGCTATACTTATTGCCCATCTTCGCATTTTGTTCAAGAAGGGCCGTGGCATTATGCCAAGCGTTTTCTTCTGAATCCGGTTCTTTTAGCCCTTCACCGAATTTATTATTAATGACTTGAATAGCGTCTTGATATGCATCGTAATACGGGCTATTTGATTCTTGGTAATCGTCATCGCCTTTATGGTCGCTTACCCATTTATTATGCAATTCAATGACGCTCTTAGCATCGGAAAGTTTAATATCTCCAGAACCACCGCCGGAGCTGCTTTTGCCGGAGCCGTTAGGCCCGTATTTACTGGTTATAATCTTCGTTCGGTTATTATTGTCATTTTCACGGGCTTTTTCGGCGATAGTTACATTAGTTTTCCAGGTATCGTGTTTTAGCCGTTCCTTCAACTGACTGTCAGCAATCTCGCCGCGCGTTACGATTTGACCGAGCGTATATTTATTTTGCAAGCCCATATTGGCCTGTTTATACTGCTGTGCCGTGGCCGCACGGTCTTTCGCATCGGCCGTTGCATAGTAGTTCAAGCCGTTCGGCAAGGTGGCCAGCATCTGTGCCGACAACTGCGGGTTATACTGGGACATGCTCTGGGCAATCGTGGCTGCGGTATCATACTGGCCGTCCATAGCGGCCTGGTAATACAGCGGATACAATTTGCTGGTCTGATAGTCATTGTACTGCTTCTCTTCGGCTTGCCATACAGGTCTATACCGTTCAAGTGTCGAGTTCACGACGTCAATCGGCATGTCGTGCTGGATGGCCCAATGGACAAAGTCAGACTCGTTCTTTTGTGCGTTTATATGTTTCGGGTGGCCGCCATTCATATCCGTTTCAAGGCTTTGCTCTACCTGGTCGAACGGGCGGATATTATACCGTGGCAGGTTATCCAATGCGGCCTGCCATTCCTTCTTCTTGTTTGCGTCCTTTTCATTATCATACAAAGTCTTAGTGGCCATGTAATAGGGATTATCGCTACGGAGCATATACGCCGGGGTATTGTTGAGCTTATCCATGAGTGCCTGTTTCTTCGTCGGATCTGTTTCTTTATGGTACTGGTCGAGCAGGTCTTTGTAATACGGGTTGTCAATCTGCGTTTCTCCCGGGAAGAGGCGATCCATCAATTTCTGCGGGTCGTTCGGAAAGATTCCGGTATCGGTCTGGTTTGTGGCCTGTGTGGTTGCGGGCTGGGTAGCGTTCGCCTGCTGGCCCGGTGTGATAGTAACACTAGCCTGTGGGGCCTGTGTGGCCGGTTGTGTATCGGCCTGCGTCGTTGCATCCACGGGCTGAATCGGTCCTTCTACGGGCTGTATCGGCGCCGGTTCTGCCTTGATAGGCTGATTATCGACGGGCTTAATCGGCTGATTATCCACGGGCTGGATAGGTTGCACATCCTTAATCGGCGGGTCATCTGCCTTACTGAGCGGTTGCGGTTCCATGGCATGGATAGCCGGAACAGGGTTGTCGCCAGCATCCTTATTGATTCTTTCGGCGTATTTTTGAGCATCCTTCTTATTGTCGAACACGCCCAACGTATCCCCGGTTTCATAGAAGTTATACGCTGTCTGGTCTTCGTCAAGTGTTTTCCCGTCTGCCCCGGTGGCTGGCAGGATGTAATGTTTGCCGTTGATTTCGGTCACACGTACTTTCGGAAGGCCGTTGCTGGTATCCACGTTACCCGGCGTAATCATGCCGGGTACTGTGGTCTGTGCCGACGGGATTGTAGCGGGCGACGCGTCGGCGACGTCACCACCGCTTTTTAAATTCCAGGTATAAAATTTGTTGTTCGGGTCGTTACTGTTCAAATTAAAGCCGCTCATGCTCAGACTGCCGTTAATCGGATTGCCCAGCCTGCCAGTGATGGCCGGGATATAGCTGTTGGACTTAGACGGCACGTCAACATTAGCCGTCGGCAATACGCCCATGTTCTGCGCTACCGTCGCCCGTGGATTTTTTGCGGCGGCTTTTGCGGCGTCGTCAGCAGCCATTTTCTGCAAGGCATTGAAGTCAAAGAGGCCCTGCCCCTGCCCGGCCTTACTCTGGTTGTTAAGATAGTCCGCAAACGAGATATTGCCTATCATATTGCCGTCTGCATCGGTCGCCGTGGGGTAGTATTTCCCAAGATTGTTTTCTGCATACATCGACGGCAGGAACGTCGGCATTTGATAGTTGACAGCCCCAGTGTCGGTATTGTAATTCAGCCGTCCGTTTACGCCCTGCAAGTTAGACAGAAAATCGGTCGATACTTGCGACGGGTTGGCACCAAAACCACTATATGCATTGCCGACGGCGGCGGTTTTACCGTCTGCCAGGGTAGGCGTGGTGCTGGTATCATACAAAGGTACATTGTCCGGCATGGATACCGGGTTGTCTTGTCTGAAAAGCATCTGGTCAGCTTCCTTCTGCTTGCGGTTCAAGATATTTGCTCCAACGGCATTGCCGATGAGCATCCCCAGCGCAAATTTAGGGTCCTGGAACGCATACTGTGCAAAGTTCAGCTGTGGTAATGTCTGCGTGGTAAACGGGGCGGAATACTGCCGGGGTGCATAATTCTGGCTGATATTGTCTTCGATATAGTTATATTTCGATTTTGCCATTAGTTATCCTCCTTTACCCAATTGTCGGTGCTACCACCTTTAGCGATGAAGCCGTCTGCATAGTAATTATTGTCCCCGGAAACATGCAGGTCGTATACCTTCCGTTCCCCGGCGTAAACCATGTTGACGATTTTCCCGCGGCCTTTGAGGTTCGCCCCTAACGTCATGTCACTGATTTCAACAAATCCTTTATCTTCCGTGAGGAGCGGCTGTGTCAAGGTGGCCATGACATAGTGGGTATCTACGCCGTCCTTACATACAAGGTTCCATACGTCGCTATAGTGTGGTTCCATGGTATGCAGGACCGTTTCTTCGGATTCCGTGCCATCTTCGTGCGGACAAAGCACCTTGTCGCCAACTTTGACGTCGGTAATCGGCACTTCGGAACCGTCTGCCAGCTTGACCTTTGTTTCCGGTGCAAAACAGAAGATAGCCCCAGCATTGCTGGCAAGGCCTGTAAGGATACCACCGAACAAGCCACCGCCGCTGGTTTTCTGCGTATTGGTCGTCGTACCTTTGCCTGCCAAAGAACTCAATGCACCGGTAGTCGCTCCGTTGAGTCCAAGAGAAGCGTTCCAAAGATTAAGGGCCGGTTGCTGTGCGGCTTCCTGTGCGGCGGCGGCATTAGCAATCGGCTGGCCTGCGGCGTCGATGTTCTGGCCATAGATGTTTGCTAATTGAGAAACGGTATTCTGCCAATTCTGCGCCATGGCGTCACTGGCGCTGTCACTGATACCTCTAAGGCCAGTATCCATGACGGAGCTGTTTACGACGCCACGGGCACCCATATCCTGCAAGAGGTTGCCCATGGACCCTTGCACGCCTTTCTTGATACTGGCTTCCATGGCGTCCTGATAGGCTGTCGGTATCTGCCCTTGCGCCAGCCCTCTAAGTCCCTGCTGCCCCCATTTGATTTGGTCCATGGCGTTGGTCATGAGGTCATTATAATCAACCTTTGTATCACCCAAAGAGTCATAGAGGATATTGGCAGCACTATCGTTCAGCCGTTTTGCGTTCGGCATGACATATTTAGAGTATTCCAAGGCCTGCTGCTGCAAGGCCCTTTCTTCCGGCGACGGGGTATATGTCTGAGACGAGCTGCTGGACTTGCTTTTCTTACCCATTCAATCACTCCCTTTCATTCGCATTTTTCCACGGCTTATACGGCCGTCTAAGTTCATTCGTAACGTAATAATCAATCGTTCCATCTTCGTTCTCCTTCGGAGTACAGACGACTTCACGCCCTTGCTTATCCTTGCAGATATAGCGATGTACGCCATTTGTATCAAAGTCCTGCATGATTTTCCATCCCCACAAACGGATATACGGCTTAATGGGAATGATGCATATCGTAATGATACGGTCGTAGCCGAATTGCAGGCCCATACATTCCAATGCATCCCGCCAGAAGTGGGCGTCATTGCAGAGGTTCCAGCAAAGGATAGCCTTATTTTCCGGTATAGGCTTCCACTGGCAGAAGCCCCTGTCTGGCAGATACCACGTTGTGAATCCTGGCAGGGCCTGGAATGTATCACCTGTCTTTTCTTCGTATATCCTTATCCATTCACTTAATTCCTTGCTTTCCATTTTATCACTCCTAAAGGTCTGCAATTTCTAGAATAATATGATCTACCGTAAACCTGTCGTTAGATTTCACGGTAATGTCCAGGCAGTCCGTCGAATGATTGCACCGAAACTTATTGCGATCTGCCGTGGGTACGGTCACATCCAAGGACCCGTCAATGAATTCCGCCTTGCCTGCATAATCGGCCGTGAACTTTGTATCGACGCTTTTTAATAGCATCTGTTCACTGCTTATGGTGGCCTTTGGTTTAAGGATGTACTCGATAGGTTTGCCATCGTCGTCGAGATACTGCGAATCCCAGGCGTACAGGTTGCCGCCGCTGGCTACGATGATAGTTGCCGTCGTTTCTACGATACTGTCTATCGGGACATTGAATTTAAGTGTCGTCGCACTACCGAGAAGATAGTTATAAGCTACGAAATACTTATAATCACTCGTCGGGCGTATGAGTATCATACAGTGCCGTTGTAGGTGGTAGAAACGTGGTTCGTACATCCCGTCCGTCAGCAGGGCGTTGAATTTGTCGCCGATATCCGATGATTGGATATTGCCGTATTCCATGACAGCCGATAGGGTCTTTAAACCACGTATGGACTGAAAAATAACGGAGCTGCCGATATTGACGGCACATCTCGTACCTGCAATATCCGTATTATTGGCAATCTCCGTCACCTGCCAGTTATTGGGGTCTGCATCCCCGGATAACTGATAGATTTTCCCGTTCGTCTTGATAAAAATGATATCAGTCGCCAACGGGACGATAGCAGCGATATCGCCACTATCTCCATAGCCGACGTCTAACCACTGCTCCTTGTCGGCTCGGTTTGTATCTTCCGCCCAGTCCGTGCCGTCGCCGACGCCAGACAGATAGAAGCCGTCTGTTCCGTCCATGGATACTGCAATGCGGGAGAAACGCTGGAATACGATGTTACACGTCGGGCTATCTTGGACAACGGCCAGCTGACCGTTTTGTGTGTAATCGTAATACTGTAGTTTACCGCCGCTGGCAATCCATACTTTGTCCATGAATTTCGCACAAACAGGGTCATTGCTACCTTCAAGCTCCCCGATATATTCCGGTGTTTGTCCTACAACGTATTTATAAGCTTTATTATGGTTCGTGAAAACCAGCAGTAAGTTAGTGTCTACGTCATACCACATATCACGAACGCTCTCGTTCCCATCCATGGTATAAAGCAGGCCCAGCCCATCACGGCCCGTCAGGCGTTTACTGTCACGAGAATAGATGTAATTCTGCGCTATCTGTAAATCCGACGCGTCGATTTGTTCCGGGGCCTGCGATATATTTACACCACCGATGAGGGATGAGAAGACGACGGATTGTGTTTGATGCTTGTTCAGCCTTCTCATGTTCTCTCCTTATTTTGCGATACACCCGATGAGCAGCACACCAGCCGCAACGGCCCATGTGTCACGTTGTCTTGTCAGTCGGGCTTCTTTCTTAGTCATGGAGTTGATTTGCTCTGTCAATGTCGCTAAGGATTGACTCTGCATGTTCAAGGCTTCGCTGGCTTGACTCAATGAGCTGTCGGCTGTCGTCAATGACTGCTTTGTTGTCATCAACTGTTCTTTGGCCTGCGTCAATTGCTGTTGCAGCGTCGTCGAGTTGCTGTCGAGCCTGTTCAATTTGCTTTGCAGCATCGTCAATGTTTGTTCTTGCTGTCTGATTGTCGTCTTTAATTGTTCGTATTGTGTCCGTGACATGACTATTTTCTCTTCCTGCACGGGCGCTGTAGTGTCGGCACACTGCCCAACTAACGGTACCGATAAGCACAAGCACAACGCAAACAATGATAAGGTTCTTTTTAGTGGCAAGCTTATCAACCTCCTCTTTCAACTGCGAAAGATACAACAGGATCACCTCCTAGTTTTCGAAGAGATTGTCTGCATACATATAGTCGCCGTCGATGTTGCTGTGACTGCCAATGGTAAGGCTGTCCGTGTTCTGCCAAACGAAAGCCTTGATATCATCTTCGTCGCCCCATTCGGCGTTCCATACCGAGCAGTTGAGGCCGCGCCAGTCAATCGGCTGTCCGTCCGTCGAGTTGCCTGCACTGTCTGCTACCTTGTTTTCGAGCCAGCTAAACGACGCATAAATGCCCGTCGCAAGGCCGATATTGTCAATCCATGCGCGGCACTGTGCCGTTGCCGTGTAGCCCGAAAAGTCATAGCCGTTCCGTTCTTTCCATTTGTCAGCGTCTTCGAGGTCGTAGAAGACAGGCAGTTCGAGCAGGACGCCGCTGTCCGCGATAATCTGCGCACATTTACGCGCGTGTTCCGCTGTGACGTCGGGCGTCATGGAATAGTCATAATGATAGGCGCCGACTAAGAGGCCGTATTCATGCGCCATTTGCACATTATGTCTGAATTGTTCGTCTTCGTGGCCATTGCCCCAAGAGCAACGTACATAGACGAATTTGTAACCTTCATCGACTGCGGCCTGCCAAAAGTCGGCGTCTAAGTAACCTTGAATCTCTGATACGTCAAAACCTTTTACCATATCATTTCTCCTTTACTTTTTCTGTGTTATTTGCCGTTGTGAGCGGATTTACTGGCGGCGTGGGCATTGTGTATCGTGCCGAGTTGAAACGGCTGTCATAGCCGTATTTCGTCCAGCACGCCTTACCCAGACCCACTATGGTGGCGAAACCACCAACTACTGCCGTTACGCCACTCCAACAGCTCATCAATTCAAAGTGCGTACCTCTCAAAGCATTACTCCAGTATCCGAAAAGCCAGCTTAACAGCACGAGAAACAAAAAGACCATCATAAGGATACTCATGATGATGATTAATTGGAGCCAGTGCTTTTGCCCCCACTGACCAAGGGATATGATTGTTTTTTTCATTTAACCACCTGTGATTTTCTCGATGCTTTCTTCAATATCTTCAATACGGCGCGTGTTTTCTTGCGTGGTATCTTTGATACATTGCACATCTTTTTCCAACTCGTGACGATGTTCCCGCTCCCCCTGGATAGTCTTGTCTAATTCAGCCAAAGTATCGTTCACCTTGAGGAGCGTTTCCTTGAGTGGGGCCGTGAAGGCCTTGCAAATCCATATCATCCCGCCAGCCAAAGCACTGCCGACTACGATAAATTCTCCAACTTCTACTGTCAAAATATCACCACCTTGTTATAATCATCAAAAAATGGAGTGATACATAATGAAATTACCAAATGGATACGGGAGTATCACAAAACTAACTGACAATCGTCGTAGGTAATACGCAGTTTGTCGTACTATTGACGGACGCCAGAAATATCTTGCCTATTTCGCTGACATTGCTTTTATACTGTGCGCTTCCAGCAATAGGCAGCTATAGAGGGACCTAGCATATTGATTGCTTCATTACCACCACAACTAAAGCCCGCCTTAATGGCATTGCTTTTAGGGGCGCGGCACCAGTCGTTCGGCTTAGCTGTATTTATTACCCCCACGTCAAGACCGTGACATTCAATGTCTTTAGAAGTAGTGTTTTTCACCCAGATTATAGCATTTTGGTGCAATTCCCCGAGAGTGATTTTGTGCTTAAATTCGCCCGATTTCTGCCCAGCCGTAAATGTGAGCTTACTGCCATCTTCTGCCGTGGCCGTGCCTTGTGCTACGAGTCCATAGCCTGCCGGCAGGGCTTCCCACGTTCCGAAGCCGAGGATAGCTGCTGGATTGCGGCTGTCTGTGATGCTCACGTAGACGGAGCCGACGGGGTACACGGCTTGAAGAATCTGTCCTTTGAGGTTGTCAATGGCCGTCTTATTAGACGATACATCCGTATTGAGGTTGTCAATGGCCGTCTTCATCGTCGTGATGATTTCTTTTACTGTTTTAGTCAAATCTATTGCAACATTACTCATTTCTTTTAATCACCTCGTGTTCTTAACGTGTTCTTTACAGTCAATGATAAAGAGCCGGTAAACGGCTAGGTTACGCCATGCATCAGTGTTCTTAATGTGTTCTTTATGCTGAATGACATGAAAATGGCTTAACCATGCCGTTCGTTAGGTCATATACGGTGCGAGTTCTTTTTCATCTTTGCAATTATTGATGGCATCGCGGATGCTCATGAACCATTCATAAGCCGCAAACTGTTGCGCTCTGGCGGCTTTCCCGGCTTTCATCAACTGTTCCTTTGTTACATCTGCCAACACAAGGCTATTGGATGAGTCATGTACTTTATACGGCCCCTTATCTTCAATCAAGGTAAGAGCAATCTGCCACTCACGCTGGCTGTTTTCGTCGGTGCTGAATTGCAGGTCGTCTACCGTGACAGGGGCTTCCTTCTTTGCAATATACTTGCTGTACTGAACGTTAAGCGCCTGCGCCTTTAATTCGCTGAGTGTCGGCGCTACGTATTCACGATTGCGCTTCGCTTCGATATAAGCAGATACGTTGTCAATGTATCCGTCGTATTCCTTATCGGGATATGCTTTCAACGTATCATCGACGAGGCACTGTTTCTGTGTATCGTCGTAGATGACTTTCTGGGGGGCGGCAGTAAGGCCGCTGTCCTTCTTGAAATTATCGGCAGTATCGGTGTACTGCTCTTTGTCTTTGATGATGAGTACATCACCATTGAGAATTTGGAATACTCTCATGTTCTCTCCTTTCCCTACTGATGAATTGGCAAGCCATAGTCACAATATTTTCGTTGCCACGACTAATCTGACTGGCTACTTTGCTATCAAAGGGGCTGAACACACGTCAAGCGGTATTGTGTCTTCTGGCACAAGCAGTTATGAAAACGCACGCGGCTTTGACGGCAACGGTTCGTCCTTCACTATCAACGCAAGCCATAGCCATTCTGCATCAGCAGGTAATACAGGGAGTGGCGCGAGCCACGAAAATAGACAGCCTTACACGGTTATTAACAGGTGGAAAAGGACGGCTTAGGCCGTACGTTTCCAACGGTTAATAACGGTATACGGCGGACGATTTTCATGACTTGAATTACTGCCTGTACTGGATATTGAAATACTATGCGAATGATTACTGTTGAATGTAACCGTGGAGCCTTGGTTCGTACCAATACCTTGTGCCTGCTGTCTTGCATAATTGGCGGCAATGGAAAAGACGCCACTCGTCGGAAATTCACCCGAATACCACTTTGCGTCGAATGAACCCCGAATATTGGTAGTGCTTGCACTGGCACCGTGTGAGTGCGCCGCTAATTCATCAGTAGCTATGCAGTACGTTTCCAACGGTTAATGACAAGATACGGCTGTCTGTTTTCATGAGAACCGTTACCGCCGACGCTGGAGATTGTCACGGTATGGGAATGAGAACCATTGGAGTCTGTATACCAACCCGAACTATTCCCATTTGTATCAAGCAGACGCAAGCCTAGACCACCACCACTACCTGATACTGGCAGTCTATGTGTATGTGCGCCGTCCGTTGATACGCTGGCCGTGTGCGAATGGCTAGGAGATTCATCAGTAGTTAATTGGTGCTTTGCTTCCCCGCCCTTATCACCAAGGTTATAAGTATACGTCGTGCCATTTTCCGTATAGCTCCCAGCAGATACCAGTACCCGGCCTGCGTCCATCTTGACCCATGTCGTACCTGCCCACAAGACATTAGGGTCGTCGGTTGTCGTTGTTTCCCAGATACTGCCAACAGGATGTACAATATCAATTACTTCTTTAATAGTCCGCTGTTGCACCTTCTTCCACGTGCCGTCTGCCGACAGGTAGTAGTCGGTCTGAGTCCCTTTAGCCGGAGCCGGTACAAGACCAGCTGTGCCGGCCGCTGTTGAGGTAGCTCCCTTGAAGTTTACGACACTCTTCACGCCGGTACTGACGGCGTTATCTACATAAGACTTAGATGGAACCAGTTCCCATTTTACCGGGCTGACAGACGTCAATTTATAGATGTTGTTGCTGTCGTCGGTACGCATACACTGCATCCCGACTTTGAGGTTGGTCGTCGGGAACGCCGTTCCGGAAAACGTACTGGCTACGGACTGGATGTTCTTGTCCGCTTTCTCCAGATACGTATTACAGGCGTCCGTCGTGACCAGTTCATTATATTCCTGCATATTACCATCCTTTCGCAACCCACGAGACAATGCCCGTCGTGCGGTTGCCAGAACTATTCAGTAATTCGATTTCAAAGTACCGCCCTTTATCGTCCTGCCCATCTGTCGTTAGGATGTTAGGGACGGGCGTTGTGGCCCCCGTACCGCCTTTGACCATGGCGTTGACCTCCGGGGCGTTATAGTAATGCTTGTTGTAATAGACTTTCGTGGCCGCTGTCGTATCCTTGATTTCCAGCTGTCCCTTATCATCTGTATCGTCAATATCCACATGGGGCGATACGTCGTACAGCAAAGGCTGCGCCTGCGTTGCCTTACTGACCACCCGGAGCCGTAAGAGGGCTTTTTCGTATTCGTAATCCCCTACATTGAAGTCCGTGAACTGCTCATACATAGGTGGCGTATCTGCCATGGCCGTAAAGTCATCCATTTCCTTAAAGGAAGAAACAACTTGGACGGATTCGATATAGGAGTTGCTGGCTCTTACATAAGCATCGTACAGGGCAATATCTTCGGCCGGGTTCTTCCCGATATCTCGTGTGAGTCCATCACCGATACGGGCCAATTCAGCCAGCCCACGGACGAACGCCACGTTACGGTTGAAAGATTCGTCGGTATCCACGGCTTCATGCAAGGTACGTTCTAGTTTCACCAGCCGCTTGTCGGCAATGGCGATGCGATCATCACGGACAGCGTAGATATTTCGGTACACCTTATCGAGTGTTTTCAGCTCTTCCCGGAAGGTTTGCACGGTCTGCCATATCTTTTTATAGTCGTCCCGTACATAGAATTCATCGAACTGCGCCGACGTGGCGTGTTTGGCGATATGGTCCATGGCCTTTACCTGTTCACGTGCCAAGGTACGCATATCATTCCGCCATTCGTCCATGATATGCAGTCCGTCATACAGCTCATGTTCTATGGTCTGCCGTTCCTTCTCGATAACAGCCAGGTTTTCCCCTCTATTCAATCGGGATGCTTTACGCAATGAATCAATGAAGCAGAAAGCGTCGTCCAGCTGTTTGACAGCCGTCTTTCTTACGGCTTCTGTTGTCCGAATATCTTCTGAAATGTGGAGGAGGAACAATACATTGTCCCAGTATATTTCCGTTGTATGAATCATTTCATTACGGACAACCTCAAGGGCTTTATTTTCGCCGTCCGTGAACGTCACCGCCATTTCATCATACTTTGGTTGAGCATGGCTCATATATCGCTCTATAGCGGTTATAGTTTCCTGGAACGCCCGTGACAATTTCTTTGGGAGTGTTAGGGTTATCCGTAGCGATTCCGGCCTCGTGGCGTGTATGAGCTTATTGTGATACTCCGCAATGGACAAGGTTTCTTGTACCGTACGGAACCAGTTAAAGAAGGCCGTCGCATCATCGACGATGATTACCGCCTCCCACGGATTGATGAAAACCGCTTTGACAGGCCGTTCTTTTACAGCAATATCCTCGGCAGTTTCCTTCCGCGTCTGTGATTTTTCCTTATCCGCCACGAGAACCATTTCATTGACTTCCCGCTTCCATTTGTTCGCCCTTCTATACGCCTCTGTAAGCTTCGTTAGCTCATGTTTTGATATAGTTATCCGCTTAGAATTTTTATCGCCTAGACGGAGCGAATAGTGGTGTTTTTGAGCAAATTGGTTTTTCTCGTGGTCTTTTACACTGAAAGACTCCCTTTTCGTTCCCAATGTCAACTCATTCTTCTTGATTTCCCGTACTTTCAGACTTTCGAGGCAGCGCATATTGAATAACACATTATCCCAATATGTTTCCCGAACGGCCCATACGTCCTTGAGCCTGATTGCACTAGAAATTTTACGTTTGTCTGCTGTATACAGGTTTTCCAAAGGGCGGGCATTCAACAGATAGCGGTATAGCTCATCGACGGGCTTGGTAATTCCGGATACCTTATCTTTGACTTCGGACGCTCTATAGTATCTGAGTGCAGTGTCGAAGATAATTTTAGGCTTCCCGTGGCGCCTATCGTATTCTTCTAACACCCAAACATTTTCTTTATTTGTCGCGCTGTACGCCGTTTTGCCAAAAGCATCAAGCGTCCGGCTGGAACGGCTGTCAGATAGCGTGAACGCAGTATCTGACAGCTTGTACAGCGTGAACGTTTTGGCAATATCCATAGGCGCTACGACAAGGTGAACTGGAAGGTCGTCGTCATGGTATCGTCAGCAGCTTTATTGATGACGTCGAATACGACACGATCAAGGAAAGTGCCACCGCTTGCGGCGTTGCAAATACCAGCTTCCGTGATAGCACCCGTTGCTTCGCCGGCGGCAAATGTTGTTGTTAAAGTGAATACTTTCGTACCTGCGCTGTGAGCGTAGTTGGCTGCTTTTCGTTTTAATTCGTTGACGAGGGCGGTCTGTGTGGCGGCAACGGCCGTTGTACCGGTACCTACAGCAGTATAGCCCATGACAGCAGGCTTGGTCGGATTCGCCATGGCAGCGCAGATATAGTCAAAACCGCTGTTCAAGATAAGGTTATCTTTATGGCGTGTTTCTACATCGCCGTTTGCATGGTGGATGACAACGTTCAAAGAACCTTTGATTTTCATTTCGTCTTTATTCATGTTTTTACTCCTTCGGGTTAAAGAAAATACGATTAAATGACGTGCAAGGCGGAATGAACGCCTTGACGTATTTGGTTATATCGAGGTCAAATTCACGGATAAAGAAAAGCCGCTTATCGGCGCTCTGTGAAAGTCCGAAAAAGAGCCAGTCCCTATCTGCTGTATCAAGTTGTAAGTAAAGTATCCGTTCGTTGACCGTATCCCGTACATAGAACGAATCCAGGCGCTTGTCATAGCCGATATATAGGGTAATGTCTCGCCATATGCCGTCAGCACCTAAATGTTTCGCCTCGTAGCTATCGACAACAAAGGTCATGTCCTTTACAGCAATGTAGTCCATCTGATTTGGCGCATTTCCCCGCAATTCCGCAATGATGCAGTCTGTGAGTGGTGCTGTATTCTTGAACCAAAATCCAATAGAAAATGTTTCAGGGATATTGCACGAATATTCAAGCTGACCCACGTCAGTAATGAGTGCGCCGTCATTCCATCGCACTGGGGTGTAGCTTGTGTTCTTCTCTATCAGCAGTTCCCCACCAGTAGCCTTGCTCGTACCGTCGATGATAGCATCAAAGGTATCGTCGAGTTTCCCGGTATACCTAGCTATCTGTTTTTTCAGCTCCACGCCGTCCATATCGCCCAAAATGCCACATACAAGGATATGCGACGCTTCATAGCTATCGACAGTGAAGGTCATGTCACATACCCTTAGCGTCTGTTCTGTGACGGCGTTGATTTTACAGTCAATCCAGTTGCGGGCCTTTATCTTCTGAGGCAACGATACCTTCATGAGATATTCGCCGTTAAAGGATTCCTTCTCCAGCCGCAAGCCTTCCATAGCCGCGTTATAATACATGTTCGTCTTTATCCCGCTATAGCCAAGCTTGTATTGGTTATAGTCCAATATGATGTTCTTATTGATTTCCGGGTCGCTGGACAAGTAGTACCACGACGCGTCCGTGGAATAGTTACCGTGGTCATCGACGGCCTTTATCATGAAGTAATAGTTGCCTTCGTTCGGCCGGATATAGCGATATTTATTGACCTTCGAGCGAAAGATTTCCGTGCCCTGCTCCCATTCCTGCGTCTGTCCGACTTTCACGACGTACTTGATATTGTAGATAGATAAAGCATCCCAATAGAAATACAGGTTGGCCCCGTTCTTTTCTACCCAGAAGCCTGTGACATTTGGGACAAAGCAGGATAGATAGGCACGTTCGCCTTCGCCGAATTGGTCGTAATATGCTATATACAGCTCTTTGATGTCCGGATTCGGATACAGGAAGACGTTATCGACGGTTTGATATTTTTGCCCGTCGATATATAAGTTGGCGCCGATACAGTTAGATGGAATCTCAAGGAAGGTAATGAGGGTCCCTTCGTTATTCTTCGTGAGCGATATGTCAGATGGTGCGGATGGACGGCGCTTGTTATACGTAATGGTTCGGCCATTGGATACCTTGCCGTGTTTGCTGATGGCGAACAGGTATATCTTTCCGCTGGCCGTGGTAGGTATAACTAAACTCGATGTAGCTACCGTCTTTTCTAGCAAACCGTAACTATTGCCGACGTCCGCATTGGTACGCACCTCGTAATAAGCCAGGTCGGCGTCGTCGACGGCATCCCAGTTCAGCACGCCGCCCAGCCGGTCGAACGTCAACGTGAAGTTCCGCGGCATGGGGAAGTCACCTTTGGTGCTGGCGTCTACGTCGTCTGCCGTAAAGCCGTTAGCTACGTTGACCTGTTCATTAACGGATTTCAGATACTTCCTTAACAGGGATATCAGCTGTCTGCCGTCGCCTTGGATTGCGGTCGGAAGGTCGGGGAAGGTCAGTACTTGCTTCTTATACTCAGCCATAGCATCAACTCATTCCTGCACTGATTGCCTGTTGCAAAGCGTTAACAATGTTTGTATCCTGGCTAATATCGTACTCATTTTCATTGAGCGCCAGAAGAACGGCCGATTTGACGATGATATCGTTGATAGCATCGTGATTAAACGGCATATCTTTCGTTGTGCTTTCAATGACGGCAGGCGTTGCGAAATATCTGAATTTCACAGCGCTCACCGACGGGTCGGTAATATGTACAGTCCCGGCCGTCATAGCTAAGGGGTACGTCCCGCAAGCGCTCATGTAATTTTTGGGGATGGAATCGCCTTCCCTCATGGTCGTTTCCTCTACGAGTACCGGCCATTTAGCGCCGATGAGCAGGCTTGCTACCTGTTGCGTAGCGGTATTAAGGAATTGCAGGCAACGTTCATCGCTGTATTCCTTGCTGATATCATGTGTTTCCTGCCGGATACGGGTAATAGCGTCTTCTACTTTCATTCAGTCACCCCCTACTAGCAGATGAACGGCATACGCTTTTCTGTGTTGGCGTATTTGCGCATGGGAACGACGTTAGCCAGGGCCGCTTCCACGGCCTGTTGCATCGTATCGCCGTCCGGTGTCTGTGTGAGGACCATACAGGACAGCTTGCAAAGTACATCAAGGAATACGGCTGGCAATTCAACTGTCCCGGTATCCAAGTCGGTAATACTGAGAAAAGCGGCGTTATAGAGCATATCCACGTCTTTTACGCCGGCATACAACTTATTACGGAAAATCTTATATTCGTCCCAGCGAGGCGGACGAATCGCATCCCCGGGGTGCAGGTCACGCCCATGACCGTCGACGATGCGGACAAGCGTCAAGAAGTCGTCCGGCAGATCTACCCCTGTGATAGGCATGTCGATATGCTCTTTCGGCGTCGGTTTCTCTGCCGTTTCGTCGGACGGGTCTGTCGATAAGCTGGCATTGTACTCGTCGATTTCCCGGTTCATGTCGTCCTGCCGGTAGTGCTGGACCTTTTCGAGGAAGTCGCTGTTGATGTAGTACTGATTGACGTAGCGGAGTACTTCGTTGATAGCTTGCAGAATATCATAGTCACTGTACTGTACTTCGTTGTTGTCCCCCAGTTTATAGCGGATAAGCTGTTTGAGCGATTTGGCAGTAATCATCCCAACAACACCGCCCCACGCCACGTACGTTTCTTGTGGTTGACGGCGAACTGCTTCCATACACTGAAAAACTTCTGGATGTAGTACTGGTATTTCGCCTGGTTTCCTTCGAGTTCTGCCCGTTTGGCGCAGATGAGCCACGGATCGAATCCCCAGAATTCAGGCGGAATGAATCCCATTAGCTGGATCCGTTCGTTCTTATCGCCAGCCCAGCCGCCGTTGTCAATCTCATTGACGCGCCGGGCCGCATCTACAGCACTCGATACATCGACAGTGTTACGCAAGCAAATCTTGTCGCCGTCCTGGTAAATCTTCTGTTTTGTTATCATGCAGAGTCACCACCTTTATACAAAAAGAAGGGGCGTAAACCCCTTCTTTCATGGAATGGGCTATCGTTTAATATCAACGATGGAGCAAGACGCTTTCGGCTGCGTGCCTTTAAGACCCAAGCTAGCTTCAATAACAAATTTTTCATACGTGCCGTCTTTACTGAGCTTTTCGGGCGGTACTTCGTGCGGCTTGACGAGATACTTCATATCCCAGTAAGACAGGTCAAGGATGTCGATACGGTTATCCGGGTAAATCGGGTGTACGTTGGCGTTTACGAGGCCAAATGCGCCCTGGTACGACGTAGCGAATTCCGTGGCATTGGCCTTTTCATTGCCTTTGCGCGTAGCCGTCATGGTAGCCAGGACGAGCTTGATGAATTCACGGTACTTAGACGAGGACATATACGCCTGTGTAGGATGACCGCCGCGTTTGGACGTCATTTCCATAGCGTTGTTGATGTCGTCGAGGGTGTACGTGCGTTTCTTGCCCAAAGAGAGGACGTTGTTCGTTACGATCTTGACGTTCGTTCCAGCGGCCGACAACGTGACCTGGTCGTCTTTGATGTTTTCGATAGCGCCTTTCTGCGTATCAAAGATGGTCAGTTTCTTGCTGTTGGTGCTGTCTACGCGTACGTAGTAGTACAGGCCGTCTTTGAGGCCCGTCGGCATGGTGTCGGCGACAAAGTAGCAGATATCGCCGGTAGCCAGGTGGGTTTCCGTGGACGACGTGACGGTGTTATCCGTGGTGGATACGGTGACGTCGATAAGGTTCTGCTTCATGAAGAACGGTACGCCGCCGGAACGGGGCTGTACGGTAGCCGAGCCGTCTACTTTCTTTGTGGAGTTGACGAGCATGTATTCAATATCCTGTGCCAGGCCTGTGTAAGCGTCATAACGGAGGTCCGCAAGTTCGGAGCCGTGTTCATTCTGGTACGCTTTCTGGACTTTGTTCTGCGCATCGGATACCATGCCGGTCTTCTGGAAGAACTGGACGTTATTCGACAAGCCTTCGATGGAGCCGCCCGGCTGGAATTTGTAGTCTTCCATTTCGAGGTGGGCGTTATCCTGCGGCGGGAACAAGCCTTTCGTCATCCAAGAGAAGTTCATGGCTTTTGCCGGTTCGGAATCGCCGAATTTGGAGTAGAACAACGTGAGTTCCGGGGTAATGTTAGTAAGAATAGGGCTAATATCTTCTGCATGGCCGATAGCATCGTAGGTATACGACTGATTGGCCGATTTATTCAAGTTTCTCTGTACATCATATGCCATATGTTTTCATCTCTCCTTTATCTGCCGCCAAGGCCTGCGATAAACGCGCGGCGTTCGCGGACTGTCATATTTCGCATCTGCGTAAAATCAATAGGTTTTGCCTGGGCCTTTGCACCCGTGCCGGGCTGTTCGACTTTCGGAACAGGTACTTTCTTCGGCTGCTTCGTCAGATCATTCGCTTTAGCGTAGTAAGCTGTGCGGCATTTGTTGTAGTAGTCTTCAAGTACCTTACACTGTGTGGGGTTGATATTCCCGCCCTGGAGGGCTTTGATAGCATCCCCGATAACAGCGGCGTCCTTATAAGGCATTGTCTGATAATAACTGCCCATTAGCTGATTAATATCAGCGAAATGAGGTTCTTCGGCTTGTTTCTGCTGCGTAAAATCGACAATGCTTTGATAAATGGCCCGTCGTTCATCTTGTGCGGCCTGTGTCTGCATTTGTTGCCGCTGGATAGCGCCAATAAGCTGTTCCTTATAGTAGGATTTAGCAGTATTGAAATGCGCTACCTTCTGTTTCACGGCATCGTCGTCGGAATATTCAGCGGTATCAATATCGTCCTGCGTAATACCGAGAGCCTTCATGGCCTGGTCAGTTGCAGCCCTATCAATATCTGCGAACATTCGTTTTTGCTGTTCCAGCTGCTGTTGCTGTGCTTGCATCTGCAATGCCTGTTGCTGTTGCTGGTACTGCTGTTGACGGCGTGCCTGTTCCTGCTGATACTGCGCGTATTGCAGCTGATACTGCTGAGGGATGCGGCTTTCGTTGACGTTCCCCTGTGCAATAGCGGTATTCAGCTCATCCAGCGTGTACGGTTCAGTGTGGATGAGTGGTTCTGGCTGTTTTTCGGCAGCTGGTTCGGTTGCCGCCGGTTCGGCGGGTTTCGTTTCCGCCGGTTCGGTCGGTTCCGTGGGCTGGGATTCCGGCTCATCCTGTGCAGGCGGTTCTTCTGTCTTCGTTTCTGTCGGTTCCGTCGGTTCGGGTTTGGCGGCGGAAATGCTCTTTCTGCCGGTGCGCGGGTCTGTCACGAGATACAAAGACTCCGGCTGTGGTTCCTGGGCGGTGCCCGCGACGTTTTCGTTGGTAGTCGTTGCTGTGGATACATCAGTAGTTTCTCCTTCTGCAAACAACTGTAAATTAAAGTCAAACACGTCTATTCTCCTTTCTGATTGCGCTTTTGCTTTGCAATATCAATGATTCCTGTCATGTAGTGGTACAGCCTCATAGCGGCCCGGTAGTCGCGTTTCACGTCGTCAGCGGGCTTCGTGGGGCTGTCCAGGTCCTTGAGTGCAGTCTGCTCTTCGATTTTCAGCCAATCGTCGAGGAAGGCTTTAAGGTCCTCTGCCTGCTGGCCCTTCGTGATAAGGTCCGCTAAATATCGCTTCTGGGCCGCTTCATCGCCGCTCCGTATGGTATCGAGTAAGGCTTTCAGTTTACTGTCCATTCATGGGGCCTCCTTGCTGGGGTACTTGTGGGGCTTGCGGTTCCGGCTGTGCGGGTGCTTGCGGCGTCATCTGTGCCAGCTGGTCCCGTGCAATCTTCTCGATCATCGCTTGTGGGCTGGTGTTGCCTGCCGTGCGGGTATTGATGATATTCACCTGCGCGTCAAGCGGCAAGTCGTTCATGTTCGCCCGGATAGACGGGATAGATGCCACGGCGGCCTTGCCTTCGTAGTCTGCCTGCTTCAAGGTCAGCTGTTTTTGCAGGTCCATGGCTTCCTGGGCTTGTGCAACCTGTGCGGCCTGCTGTGCCTGCTGTGCCTGCATCTGCTGGGCTTCCTGTGAATCCGGGTCCAGCAAAATGCCCTGCGTATTCTTGAGTCCCATTTCTTCCAGGAGTGCCGTTCCGGCGGCATAATAGCTCTTCGGAGTAGCTACGCCTGCCTGTGACAGTACAGGGTATACGTTGCTGAGGAGCATCATATAGCTCTGTATCCGCGCTTCCTTCGTCCCTGCGCCGTTGCCGACATTGATAATGAGGTCGTAGTCAATATCAAGGTCTTCACTCTTGACAGATACTTCCTCGTCTTTAAAACGGAAGGTCTGCACCGGCTCGCCGTACTTCTTATTGAGCAGGATAAGGAAGCGAACCATTGGGACAATCCAGTTCTCAGCGAATAACCGTGCAATCAGCCGTATTCGCTTATCTGCCTGCCCGAGAATGGCGGTGATACCTGTTGCCGTGCTATTCAAGCTATTGGCATCAAGCCCTTGGTTATACTTCGTACTGCCGGTACGGTTTTCAAGCTCGCTTTCGGCGTAGTTGACAAGGTCCATCGTGAGCGGTGAGATATTCGCCGGCGGCGGGTTCGCTATGGCCGCGTTCGGGTCGCCCTTAATCGGGACGTACTCGTCGCCGTTAAGTAGGGCGTCCATATCCATCACCGCCGTGAGGTCGATAAACTTCTGCTGGTCGTTGTTCTTCGCCACATTGATGACAATCTGCTTGATAAGCGCCGTCTTTAAGTCCTGCAAGCCTTCCACTTGTTCAGCCAGGGCCATGTCCGCGAATATCTTACGGCTTTCGCGAACGCTACCCATCGCAAAGAAGGGGGCAATATCGAACTCATTGGTTTGAATGGATAACGGCGTATCCCCGACACAATGAACAATCAAATGCTCGTAAATGCCGTCGCCGTTATAATCTACGTCTACGTAGCACTCATACAGTTCGACGTCCTTAGATGCGTTGTCGCCGTCATTCGGCCGCATGTGGTCGTCTGACAGCTCTTTGTTGATGTACTCGTCGGCAGAGGTGTACTTCGTATCACCCGCCGCCTCAAGGGCTTCGTCGACGTTCTGGTAAGTACCTTCTTGCTCTTTGCGTTTGAGATAATCGCCCTTTACAATCTTTCGATGTGCCACGAATTTGCACTTTTGAAGTGTGCTGGCTTCCGGCGTGAACCGCAATTCTGTTGGCGGCACATACTCGACGACAGGGTAATTGGCCGTAACTTTGACGTGGTCGAACTGCACTTCATACAGATCCGGCGCGTCTTTCAGCTGCTTGACCTTCTGTATCTCGATTTCGCCCGACAGCGACGCTTGCGTAAGCATCATCGCTTGTTGCATGTCGTTCACATCGAACATGAGCTTGTAACGCGTACGGTCTTCATCCCGCTTCCACCACACCTTTGCAACGCCTAAATTCGTCCCCAGGGCGTCGTCAATGACGTCATTTACGAGGGACGTATAGTTGTTCTTGCGGGTAAGCTGGTATTCGACTAAGTGCTGTATATTTGTGGCTGTATCGTCATTTTGGATGGTACTACCAGCGATAGTGACAGGCGATTCGTTGCCGATAAAGACTTCTACAAGGCTAGGCTTCATCCATTCAATGATATTGTTAAAGTCCATGCTGACGAATTTGCTCTTTTTCGACAAGTTCGGCAGCTTCTTAGCGTACAAGTCTTGTTCCCCGTTGCGGAGCTTGCGGCGGTGTATCAACTTCGGCTCTACTGTACCCTCGTAGTACTTCTTAGCGACGTCGATACCGTCTTTGACGCTCATCATGATCTTCTTGATTTCGTCATCGTTGAGCGTGTCCAGGGATACCGGTTGTTCTTCCGGCTCTGCTTGCTGTAAAAGCCAGTCGGTAACGCTCATCTGCTGCGGGGCGTCCCGGCCGAACAATCCGCCCGTGTCCTGTGCGGCGGACAAGCTCTGGTTTAAATCCTCCATCTCATCACCTCGATTGATAGCTAACTAAGGCCCTCAATAGGGCTATGGGGCAATGCGCGGACTCGAACCGCGATAGCTTATAGCTGGTTTACTTTAACCTACATCGCCATGGGTGGCGGGGTAGCCAGCCCCGCCGATGATAGAAAGGAGCATGTATCGTGGAGTCGCCCTTGTCCGGTGCGGCGTCGCTCCACGTGCTTACATGTATCCGGCCCGGTGCATCTTGCCACGGGTCATTTGCTTCCACTTGTCCGCCATGGACGTATTGTCCCGGTAGAGCTTTGCGCATAAATACGCTAAACAGTCCATTAAATGGCTGTATTCGTTCTTTTCCGGCTCGTCCAGCGTCCTTCCTGCTACGACTTTACGATGATACCCGCCTGTAAATGCCTCAATGAGCATCTGACAGCGTGGGTCAAGCTGTAAGAGCGGCTTGCCATCTGGTGTAAGTGTCGTCAGATAGTACCGTACGGCCTCGCTTCGCCCGGTCTGTGTGAGTTCGCCCGGCTCTACGATAATGCCGTAGCGGTCACGGAGTATCTCGTTAGCGGTCTTTTCGTCGCTCTGTGCGCGCTGGTTGCCTGCCGGGTCGCCCACGGCGGTGTAGTCATACCCGCTATAAAACGTCTGTAACTCAGCTTGTACGGCACGGCCATGGGCCAACATGCCGCAATCCCAGGATTGCAATTCCGACAAGATGAGCAGCTGCCCTTTTGCTGTCGTCTGTGCAATGATGGTTGCCGGGGTGAGTCCATAGTCAAATGACAATAGAAGCGGCCGTCCCTCAATCGGGTGCAGCTCTTCCAGTGCTACGTGGCGGTTGTAATCAAATTCCGGGTAGTACTTCGGCTCAGCGCTGACAGTCCAGTTGATTTCGTATTCACGTTCCCAGCCTTCCGTAGTCGTACCTTTTCTTTCGTTGGTCTTCCATTCCTCGGAGCGCTTGGAAGGGTCGGCGGTGTAGTGTATCCGTGCCACGTATACCCCATTACGCCGGTACTCGTGTACGCCTTCTATGACGTCGTGCGCTTCCTGCTCTTCCTCCGGCTCATCCTCATTGAGCTGGCCGGTCACAAGCTGGCAGAAAAAGCCGGGGTTTGCTGACGAGTCGATAAAGATGCGGCCGCCGCCTTCAATCGTCGGGCGAAGTGAGTTCCAGGTCGCTTGTGCAAAGTCCCAGAAGGCCATTTCTGTACAATACACGACAGATGCAGTGTACTGGCGGAGCTGGTCGGCCCCTTCTGCGACGGCTCGTAATTCAACACCATTGGAGAGCTTGATGTAGTCATAACCCATCTTTGAGCGCGTCTTGCGTTCTACTGCCGGCCATTCGTGCGTTTTCGGCAGATGTTCGTACAGAAACATGAAACGGCTGTCCCCCAGCAGGTAAGCGGAGTCATCGTATTTTTTAGACTGCACGAATATAGACAGGTTTTTACCGAACATGGCGTAGTGCAGGAGATTAGCCAGGCAACGCCACGTCATCATCATGCGTCGACTCTTTGGAAATGCCGCCACCTGCTCGCCGTGGATGATCTTATCGACTCGTGCCAGGTAATCAAGCTTTGGGAAGTGCTCGACAGCCCCGTTCTTTGCTTCATTGACGGTGAAGCAGCAGTCATTGATAAAGGCCGTCGGGTCGTTCTTCCACACTTTCCATTCCATCAGCCGCATCAGCTCAACTTTCTCTTTCAAGCTCTTTTTGCTAGTTTTATTCGTTGTTTTTGTTGACTTCATTCTATCAGCCCCGGGTTAAGTCAGCCGAACTTGCATAATTATTACTTATCAAGGCCCTTTAGCTTACTTTCAAGCTCTTTGATACGTGCGTCTACGTCTGATTCCGTCAGCGTTTCGACTTTCACTGCTCCGCCGTCTGCGCCGGTGATTGCGTTTTCCACACGGTCTTTGAAGTGCTGCGGGTCGAGATTTTTAAGCTTGAATATAGCCGCCGTAGCGTTAGGCGCCGCTTTCTCTTCCGTTACGGTGACTTCTTTACCAGTAAGTATCTCGTTTCCGTCTTTGTCGTACTTGTATTGATACTTTGTCGTCACTTTCCCGGCTACGGAGCCACCATTTGCACTGCGGTCTAACTGCTCAAAAGCTCGTGCTGTTTCTGCTTTCTTTGTGCTTTTTAATGCTGATAAAAGTGATAAGTTATCCTTTTTCCACCCCCTTAATGTTGGGTAGGAAACATTTATCAGTTCCGTTGCGATGGCCTCTTCCGATTCTCCTAAAACAGCACGATGATAGCGTATGCGCGCAAGCCCATCAGCGGATAACCAATATTTCTTCTCATCACTCGTTACTTGCTTCTTTCGCATTGCATATCACCACCTTTTAACCTTATACTTAAAAAATTAAGGCCCTGTATGCCGTTATAAGCGGCTTTTACAAGGCCTTGCGTGTGTTTATATGTCCAATTCCTATTACTGCTCGTTACGGGCTTTCATGACGTCGTCATACTTCCAGGAGATTTCTAAGCAGTCCGTGCCGTGATACCACTTGACGTAGTACTCCAAGGTGGACAGATAGCATTTCAAGTCTTCGACGGCTTCGTCATCATACCCCGTGGGTAAGATGATCTGCACGCTAGCCGCTCCCCGACGGGTAGCTTCATCTATTTTGCGCTGTGCGATAGCAAAGAGATTCATCGCGCTCAGTCGCTGTTGCTTAATTGCTGGCTTTATTTCTTCCATATTCTTCTCCCGTGATATGACAAGGGCCGCCAAAGCAGGAAGGCGGCTCAATGTCTATGTGTTTGTGTAAACCTTTAGAGAGGCATCTGGATTGTAGGACAGTGTGTGCGGCGGAGTGCATAGCGCCATCTACTGCACTTCTCGCCGCCTTGTCCGATGAGGTATTTAGCTTTCGCTAAAACCTTACACTATTATTATACGTATTTTTCGCACTAGTTATTCTTAGAATAAGCAAAAATGACAAAAAAATAAGGCCGGTACTCATGGTATCGGCCTTTTATCTATTATTTCATTTCTTGTGAACTACTCCCGCCTATAGAGGCGTGAGCTTCCTGATTCGTCGAGAACTGCGGCATACTCCCGAAAGGAATATATCCGTCTTACACTCTCTCCACAGGCGTAACTTCCCGCAGTCCCTGCGGTAGTTGTGTACTTGTCGGCCTTTTGACTTAGCACTGACCGCCTAATAATGTTACCACGTTCGCGCGGTAGATGGTACACGCACCTATAGCTCCTGCTGGTAGCTTACTGCTTGGTTTTCGCGTTTCAGCTACGTAACGCAATTTCGCAGGTCCTCTCCTTTCCGTTATTGTCGTTAAGTATATTATAGCACAAAAAGAGTATTGTATGGCTCAATTACTTACGTAAATTCGCCATACCCGCCTTCATCCCCCACCTAAGAGGTGGAGGACTTCTCGCGGGTTAGGTTAAAAAGATATTCCTGGGTTTATCTCCCGTTGTATCTACGATGTATGGATAAGCAATTCCGCGACGGCGCATCGTCAACAAGTCCGGGCAAATGCAACCGTTAGCTAATTCAACTGCATCTTGGTCAAACCCGTTCTTGACCATTTTAGCCCCTTCCGGAAGCTTTACTTCTATTTCATCGTAAAGCCCCGGTTCTTGTACAGGGTGCCATGAAAACACTTCATTCAAACCTTGGTAATTATAGTTTTTGTAAATTTTCATTTTACCGTCTCCTTTCAATTTACCCTTGGGCCTCTTGCCCTTTCCTTGATTATATTATAACACGTATTTTAGTTATGTCAACACTATTTTTAATTATTTTTGCGGATTTCTATAGTATATCCATACTTCTCTACAATCTCACTAAGCTCTACATATTTCATCGATCCGTTTTTGATTTTTGCATTAAGATTCTGCTGAAACATCCCGTTTTCGCGGGCGATTTCTGCTTCTGACTTGTCTACATCGATAAGCCATTTTTTCCACATCTTTTGAAATTGTTCTTTTGTCATTTTTACATCACTCCTATCTATTGATTATATACTATTACACATTTCATAAAATGTCAACAACATTATTATATTTTTAAAAATAATTAATTTTAGTGTTGACAACACCTAGTAACATGTGATATAGTTTAGACAACAAGAAAAACAGTGTTACACAAAGGAGGAAAACATTATGACAATGTTAAAGAAAACCACCTACACTATCGACGGAGAAGAATTACAGGAAAGAATCTCGAGCGAAATTGAATCGCTCAAATACAATTACCGCGAATGGCGGTTAGCTGAACCTGGCTCGTCTGATTCTGAAAACTGTTATATCAATTATAGAGCTAATGTAGCAGTTTTAGGAGAACTGTTTCGCCTCCAGGGGTTAGACCCCGTGGAAGCGCAAATGGTAATTAACTATATCAAAGATTTGGCGGAACATGACACCATCAGATACCAAATCAATTGCCTTGATTACGAAATTGACGACCTCGGTACAAAGATGTATGAAATTGTCAAAACATTCAAAGTCGAAGATGACGGCGAAAGCGAAAAGCCAAAATATTATGCAGTCAAAGCCCAGCGCGACGAATTAATCAAGCGCCGTAACATCTTAGTTCATAAAATTGCTAAATAGTAGTTGTACGGGGGCCGGAAGGCTCCCGGATACAAGGAAGGAGTATGAATCATGAAACTTACAATGGAAGAAATGAACGAACTCGATTTAATCAAAAATGTTACGGGGTATCGCTATTACATTGCGGCGTTGCCGGAACCGTTGACTGTCGGCTGGGAAACGCATACAATCGCCGTTTATCAGAAAGTAGGCACTATCAGCCGCCCGATCATCACGGCAACGGATAAAAAAGAACTGGCAAGCCGCATGAAGGCAGCACTGGCAAACATGACATTCCGGTTCGGAGAAATTATGCCGTACTTGCTCAACAAAGCTGTCGGCGGCAACGAATTTTACGTTACCTATTGCCTGGAAATCGGGGAAGATAACCCGAAAATCTGGTACCACTTGCGTCGGGGCAATAAAATCATATCAACCATGTTGGACCGTGAAACGTTATCAACACTAACACATGCGCTGGAACGTGTATTAGCTTGATTGTTGGGGGCCGCAAGGCCCCTAGAAAGGATGGATACCATTGCCATGTGATGCTTGACAGCCTGGAAAAGGCGTTTTGGGAACTGCGCGGCTACACTGGCCGTACAGTACAGTCGTTTTTTAGGGAGATAGTTTTCCATGGTAGCATGGTATAATGACAACAGGAGGGATTATTATGAAGTATGAAGTAACGTATTCTTGCGGCCACACGGGTACCGTCCAGATCTACGGCACGGCCGCCGAAAGAGAAAAAAAGATTGCCTGGTACGAAAATTATGCAGTCTGCCCCGACTGCTACAAAAAGGCCCGGCAGGAAGAAGCCGCAACGGCGGCTAAACAGGCTAAAGCGGACGGACTTCCGGCCCTTACTGGTAGCGAAAAGCAAATCCGGTGGGCTGAAAGTATCCGCAAGGAAAAGATGGCGGCCGCTCGTGAATGGCTGGCCCGTCATCCCGGCGAACAGGCAGATAAATGCCTGGCCTGGTACGGCGGCCATGCCAGTGCCTCGTGGTGGATTGACCACCGCGACGAACGGCCCCAGCGGACAGCCAAATTAGGCGTCGCAGAATGGCTTAAATAAATTTCCATAGCAAAAAGGCTTGTCTACCAAATATGGTAAACAAGCCTTTTTGCTTGACTAGCTGTTATTACTACTAATCAACGTTACAATTTCAATCCTCGCGGCCAGAAAATCTCTGCCGTGACTTGTTTATAGTATAACATCCAATCAGAGATAACGCAAGTCATTATATTACGCGGATAAGTCCCAGCTGGCACGCGGCCATTTTGGCTAGCGTCCGCACGTCGTTGACTATCGTATAGTAGGTGTTGCGGTCCAGTCCCAGCTCTACCGTCGTGGCTTTCCAACTTTCCCGGCGATGGTATTTGCAGGTAGCCACACGCCTTGAAATGTCGTCCAGGGCTTCGTATACCCCGGATACGAGTCTAAGCCAGCGTTCGGGCCGTTTGATGACGACGCCGTCTGACAACGTCACTTGCTTTAGCTCAGTGGCCAGTCGTATGCCTTCTAATGCCGTTGGGTCCGATACAAAAGCATGGCCGTTACTGCCACCGCTATGGCCGCCCGCTACGTTTTCCCTTGCCAGTCGCACGGCCCGGCGGATTTCTTTTTCGCGGTAAAACATAAGCTCTATGTGTCGCGTCGTGGAGTCAATCGCGGCGCGCTGATTGTGGTGCATGTGCATCCCCTCCCACTGTTACAACTCTCACTATTCCGGCGTTATGGATACGTCGCCAGCACTGTAAGCACGGTTCCGGGTTCGGCAGCTCTTCCCCGGTTTCTGCATCCATCCCCCAAAGATATAGGGTAGCGCCCTGCATTTCCCGGCGGCTGGCCGATATGATCGCATTCTCTTCAGCGTGTACCGCTACGCATCGTTCCACCATCTGCCCGTGTGGTACTTGATGCAGACGGCGGTAACATTTCCCGGTATCGCAGCAGTTCCGTTCGCCTCGTGGCGCGCCGTTATAGCCGGTGCTGACAATCTCGTCGTTATTGACGATGACAGCCCCGTAAATGCGCCGCAAGCACGTGGCACGCTGTGCTACGGCTTTTGCTATTCCCAAATAGTACGCGTCCTTAGACGGGCGTACATAGCCGTCATTCATGGGGATAAACGTCGGGATTTCGTTATATTGCGCGCGAATAAATAGCGCCGCGTCGCACCTGCCTTCTAAATCCAGCTTCCTGGAGATGGTTAGCGCCGTTTCTTTGAACTTCTCGTCATTGCCTTCCGTTTTATAACGGATGAGGGCCAGTGTATCCCTGGCCGCTTCCGTCGTGGTGTAAATCACTTCCATTTTCCTGTCACTTCCTTTTCCACATAAAGAGTGGTGAGCGATGCGCGCCGATGTGATGCGCGTCCAGGTCGCGTTTACTCTTTTTCGTTTCCCAGGGATAGCGCTTCCGACGTCGTTCTTCATACAGCTGCTTTTCTTCATCGCTCATCTGATGAGTCCTTACTTCTCCGGGTGCATACCAATTTTCCATGTGTATCACCTACCCTTTTATCTTTATGTTTTATCACCATTTTCAGCCTGTTTGACCTTAATAGCCGCGTCTGCTATTTTGTCGATGATTTTTCCTATTTGGTCTTGCGTAAAGTCTGCACTGCCCTTGATGTTATTCGTTGTCAAAGCATTGGCGATTATCATTTTATTGACTGTATCTTGAGTCGGTACGGCAATAAATAGTAATGCCAATACCGATAGTACAGCTACAATTCGTTTGCTTTTTCTTTTTATGATTGACATGAGCTGTTCGTGGTTAATGTCGTCGCACATGAGCAAAAAAATAAGTAGCCCGATAAATACAAAAAGTGTCAATGTGTCTATGATAACCCACCATAGCACTTCTACCTTGCCGAACAATCCTGCCAAGTAGAACCACCACGGGTTTATGATATATTCCATGTCATCCTCCTTTATTACACTTCTCGAAATAAAATTCAATGTCATTGTCTTTTTCTTTTATCAGTCCGTATGCAAGGGACAGTCGATAGATATAGACTTTATGTAGTCGTTCGCGGACCATTTTCAGCTGGTCACGAAAATGGTCAATATCCATCGTGCCTTTATAAAAATTGCACATACGGCAGGCGGGATTGTAGTTGTCCAGCTCATCAGCACCGCCTACGTATTTAGCTTTGATGTGGTCTACCTGCATGTCTTTGTAGGCAATCTGGCGCCCGCAGTACGCGCAGTGGCCGTCGTATTTTTCGTATACTTGCTTTCGTACGGCTTTGGGTATCGGCTTGTGCCGCCGTTTTCGTTCCTGTTCCAGCCACTTTTGCTGTATCGCTTGCGCTTCACGCCATTTCTGTTCTATATCCATGTGCCTCTCCTTTCCAGGAAGGCGCCGGGCCAGCCATGTTCCGGCGCCGTCTGTCATCAATGTACTATTTTGCGCGGCCATACATGTTCATGTGTACCGCCTTCCGATTCATCTACTACCGGTTTCTTTACGTATTTAGCCATTTTCCATCTCTCCTTTTTCATCCATGCTTTTACTCATAGCTGCTTTAACTGTTTCTATCATGCAATAATTGATTGTGCGGATTTCGTTGCCTTCTACTGTAAATCGGGCCGGGTAGGCCATAGGGCATTGGCCATCTCTGACGCAATGCTCCATGGCGTGATTTTGTGTACACATATGCACCCGAAAGGCTTCTAGTAGGTCTAATAATTTTACTTTATCAGGCTTAACTTCCATTATCGTCACCCCGACAATCTTTCTTGCTTTTTCCTGCATCTGTATACATTCTAAAATCCCCAGCTTACCATAATGTTATCGTCATTGAGTGCCACTTTATAGCCGTCTTCGTCGAGCTTACGGGTCAATGCTTTGTCTACGCTGCTATCTCCCGTCAGAGCCAGCGTTACGTAGTTTTTGCCGCTGAGATATGCATGTTCAATGACTTCGTCTATGTGCTTTGTGCTAATATCCGTTGTTCTCACCTCTTCTTTCTAAATAGGACTTCTTGCTTATCCAACATGCATGACATGGTTTTGTCATCCCATGCCGGACATACGCCAACCCGTTTCGCCCCGTCGGACGAACGATGCGTCCGGCAATGCCCCCACACAGGGTCGTTTTCGTCATATTGTGTACAAAGTTCTTCTTTTAGCGGGCCAGCCATTTGGAGTGCTAACACTGCTAAACGTCGCTCATCTTCGGTGGTAAGTATTCGCTGGCTGGCTTTGCTCATCGCTTCTTCATATACGCCAAAGAAGAATTCTTTCATTTTCTTCTTGTCGTCCTGGCAGTATTCTGGGATGTGCTCCAGCACCGTGATAGCTAGTGTTTTCGCGCCGACATATTTCCCGTAGTCCAGTACGGTGTAGTCGTCTTTATGGCCGTTCCTGGCAGCGTTATTACTTCGCAAGTCGGTGACGCAGTAGTCCAGCAGGACTTTCCTCATGTCGCCGATCATCTTTTCTTCATCCATGGTTACACCTCTTTCTTTTCTATTAATTCCGGGTTTTCGTAGGCGTTGCCAATGACTTTGATTCGTCCATCGTCGCAAATAAGCATCTCCAGGTCGAACGTGACGAACGGGTACTGTTCGTCTGCTATGCAACGTACCAGCAGTACGCCCATTTCGTCGTCTATGACAAACCGTTTCTTCATGTCTTTACGGGTTACTTCGATAACGTCACCTTCGTAGATCATCACGTAGTCACTGCTGCTGTCGTAGTAAGTCGTCCAGGGCATAAGGGTTACTTCGTCAAATCTTGCGGAGATGACTTCATCTTTCGCTCTTCCTTTAATTCGACGCTTCCGGAAGTCTATTTCGGATACATGCATCATCACTTTCTTATCGTGGTGCCATGCCCGGTAGTCAATCCATTGAGTATCCATTAGTCTTCTCCTTCCTTTTTTCTTACTAACTTTCCATTTACATATATCTTTAGCCTTGCTATGACTTTTTCGCTGTTTCTGAGTACACAAGCAAAATACAAAGTCACCAGCCCCATTACTCCCATTCCGGCTGCAATAAGACGATGTGCAAAGCAGTCCGCTGTCAGTAACAAGGCGATAGCTAAGATATCTATTGCAACGGTGTAGATTGTCATTATGTCACTCAGCTTCATACTTACTCCTTCCTGTCCTTAATTAAGCGTTTTAGATTCCCTCCTAATAGCTTTTTCTTTAGCTTCGGGTGTAGTTTATAGAGCGGATGTTTTAAGTCCGTTATTTCGCTCACAGTGATTTCTACACGCGGGTCTTCGGCGTCGATACCGGCTATCATCGAGCCACCCATTTCAGCAATATAGCCGTCATCCTCGATAATACCTGCGCTTTCGAGTATGTCGGCCGTTGCTTGGACCAGCCCGAAAAGATCGGGCCAGCCTTTGCGGTTCGGCATGTAATACTTTGCAGTCATCTTGACGGCGCAGTCAATCGGATGAATCGGCCTTCTTTGGAGTTTTAGATGCCATATTGCGTCTTTGGCATATTCTCTATAAGCCTTGCCTTGTATAAGACCACAGCGCGTCTTTTGGAGCGAATTTTTCTTCGTCATGGGCCGTCCATGAATCACGAATCGGTATGTCATTTCTTTTCTCCGAAAGTGCGGAGCAATAAGTCGATGAGGTGTTGTTCCGGGTTTTCGATGATTTCATCATCTTCTTCGTCGTCCATATCGTCCGGATCTTCTTCTGGGCATTCCGGGGCAATATCGATAATGTGTTCCGTCGTTACCTGGAACGGTTCGTTATTGAGTGCAGACTTTGCTACGATGAGCATCACGTCTGCCAGGTGTGTCCGCATCGTAATGTCTTTGTAGTTAAAGCCTTCTATTGTGATGGAGAATTTCTGGTTCGGGCTGCTGATACCCAAGATGGTTGCCAATGTAGCTTCAAGTTTGATTCTTTCTGCGTTAGTCATGTTTTTCATGCTCCTTTTCTTTAACTTCTTCATTAGTGATTAGAAAATCTAAATACTGCCGGGCTTTCATGAGATCCTTTAGCGGCGTACCTTTAGCCGGGTATCGGTACAAATACTTGACGATATTGCCGATGTACATTGCATCAGCTCCCGTCGCCCCGCTGGTCATGATTTCAATGGCCTTCGTACATTCCGTACCGCGCCAGGTGTAGTGGTTCGGGTGCTGTATATCATTCATCTGCATCACTCCTTTCTATAGCATTTCGCTGAATATGCTTTCAAAAATAGGTACAGGGATGGAGTTCCCAGCTTGCTTATACAGCGCTCGTCGAGAATTAACACCGGCGGCCGCTTCAAAATCTCCGTCGTTGTATCCTTGTAGCCTCCAACATTCTCTTTCCGTCAAGTATCTGTATTTGCCATTACCTATGGGAAGACAGCCGCTACCCGGCGCTCTGTCTGGTCGCTCCGTGATTGTATAGCAGTAATCTTTGATAATTGGCAAGCGGCGCACAGTCCCCGTTTTCCCGATTGCCCGTAACATACTGGGCGCCTTGACGGTATAAAAGTCGTCTACCGGGCCGTTTTCTAAATAGTTGGAAATGGGTTGCATAGGCTTTCGTTCAAGTGCATCAAAGTCAAAATCTTGACCACCCAACACCGATATGGTGAATATTCGCTGTCTGGCTTGCGGTAGTCCGAAGTCTCTAGCATCCAACATGCAAAAACTGCTTGTATACCCTATCTTTTTCAGCTCGTCCATATATCGCTCATGGTTATGGATCATGTATTTGCTTCTTACATTCTTCACGTTTTCCCAGATTATAATTCTCGGTCGCCACAATCCCATGTTTTTGACGATATTTAGTGTTTCCCACATGAGCGACGATCGAGTGCCGCTTCCCGGGTCTGCTCCCTTTTGACGGCCTGCAATGGAAAAGTCTTGGCAGGGACTGCCGTGGATCAAGATATCTGGCTTCAAGTTCCATCCGCGAACGTCTTGTGTTTTATACGGAAGCTCGCTTTTAAACATGGCATTGTAGCTGCGCACTGCTTTTTCATCGATTTCCACGTAATCTATCGCTTTTACTGGAATTCCCATGTTTCGCAATGCCACTCTCGGACTACCGATGCCCCCGAACAGCTCCAAAATTTTCAACAATTAAATCACCTTCATTCATCCGCATCAGCCACCTTTTCAAACCGCCATTTCTGAGGTGCATCCGGGTATTTATCGTGGTCGACTTCACTCATGAACATGACCAGCGGGCGTACCCAGCAAGTGCAATCATCGACTCCTTGATATACGACAACCAGGTTTATGCGCTCTGTATCTTCTGCGATGCAGATGATTTTATAGGCGTGTCCTTTGAAGTGTTGCCACTTTTCCCCTGCTTTCGGTATAGTTCGCTTGTAATGGTCCATGTTATTCATCTCCTTTTTCCTACTTCCCAGTGCTGCCGAATCTGCCTTCTCCGCGTTGCGTGTCGGTCAGCGTCTGCACTTCTTTCCAGCAAATCGGGATATTCTGTACCAGCTTGCCCTGCATGAATCGTTCGCCCTTTTCGATGATTTCCGGTTTATCGCCGATGTTGTCGAAAAGGCCCTGGACTTCGCCGCGGTATGAGCTGTCGATGATACCGACGGCATTTGACAGCCGCAGTTCCCGCTTTGCGCCGTAGCTTGACCGCATGAAGAGCATCATGCAATAGCCGTCCGGGATTTCAAATGCCAGTCCCGACGGAATCTTAATGCCGTGTTCGCCGGGATAGATGACGAATTTTGCGGGCGCGTAAAAGTCATAGCATGCGTTGCCTTCCGTGATGAGCGGCAGTTTCACGTCGTCTTTGCTGTAATCGTCGAGGATTTTCTTGATTTTAATGTCCATCATTTATGCTTGTTCCTTTCTAACACTTTGTTTCTTGCCTGGTGTGCGACGCCGGGGCGCGGCCCGTGGCATTGTATCGCCCGGGGCCGACATTCCCGATCATCTGCACATACCGGCATGAGTTTCCCGTCTACCGTCACAACGTAGTGCCGGTAGCCTGTGAGTTTCTTATGACAGTAATAGCAGCGTGTCACTTTGCATCACCGCTTACTGATTCAAGCGTTCTTTCAAGATGCTTCCAGCTTTGAATTTCATGCTGTTGTGTCCTGTCGTTTCCACGGCTTCCCCGGTCTGCGGATTACGTACCGTCCGCGGTGCGACGTACTTCTTTTCAAAAGTGCCGAATCCCACGAACGTGATTTTGCAATCCTGTGCCACAAGGTCGGCGATAGTGCCTAATACTTCATCAACGACGCGGGCGCAAGTGCTCTTTGTCTTGCCGCTCCGCTGTGCTACCGTGTCAATAAACTGTTTCTTCGTGATGTTCTTCATTTTCATTGCTCCTTTGCTTGTGAAAAATGTGAAATATTTTCTTTATGCCTGCCTCCCCGGCCTAGAAGGGGATTTCTTCGTCAGGGGCTTCACTGCCCATGTTGCTAAAACCGCCGTTATTGGCCCTCATTGGCCGTACAACCTTCGCAATGCGGTTGACCAGCAAATTATACGTAACCTTCTGTGTGCCGTCCTTAGCGGTGTATTCATGCATATCTATCTTGCCAGTCACTTCTACCCGATCGCCGCGCCGGACGTCCTGGACGATAGCTTCCGCAAGTTCTTTAAATGCGGTGCAGTACCACCACTGGCTCGTCCAGTCTTCCTTGCTCTTGCCGCTCGTCCCCGGAAGCTTCTTGTTATCCGCTACCGAGAACGTCACGACGGGCGTCCCTTTGGTCGTGACCCGGCTTTCTGGGTCCTTACCGATGTTTCCAATTACTGTGATTGTGTTCATTCTCTATCACTCCTTTTTTTCTGGTGTCGGCCGTTACCCGGCCAAACAAAACACTGCCTCGCCTTGCCATGGCTATAATAAGCTCTGCCTAACAATGCCTTCGCTTCTCAGCACTCCGCTTTTCCCCTGCAAAGCAGCACTATACATTGCCATTCCATTGCAACACATTCATGGCAAGTCCTTGCCATACATTGCCCTTGCTGGGCTATGCCAAACGTTACAATGCTATGCCTTCGCCTCGCCGAACTTTACTCAACTTTACTTTGCCTTTGCTTGACTATACCCAGCATTTCCATTGCGCTACTGTTGCTGTGCTTGACCTGGCTTTACTTTGCCTTGGCTCAACGTTACATCGTTGTATCTTTCCATGACTTGCATTGCCGTAACTGCACGGTTCAATGCCTTTACGTGACTGAACACGGCCCTACATAGCCATGACGTCGCATATCATTACGACGCCATACAAGGCCATTGCCTCACTCCACTGTGCGACTCTGTGCCGTCGCCACGCAATACACTACTGTTCTTTGCCTTTGCTTCTCTTCGCTTGCTGTCGGCCTTAGCCTTTCAGCATTTTCTTGATACGGTCTACTTCGCTTTCCGCATCCTTGATTTCTTTGATGTCAACAATCTTGAACCGCCCTTTTCCGGAGTTCCGCCACTGTCCCAGCCCGTTTTTACTGCCATGGGCCAGCCATTCCAGGACGGCGTCCGTATAGGCTTCGTTGTCGATTTCGATTGTAAATGTCATTCGGCTTCCTTCCGGCACGCTTTCGCTGTTCGCCAGCGCAACGCGTTCACCCTGCGCCGTCTGTGCTCTCAACGGTCGCTGGCAGTCCCCGATTTCAGTCCCTTCCGGCATTTCAATCATGATTTTTCTCGGTTCGACAAAGATGCAACCGTCAATGACTTTCTTGTAAGCCTTGATTTTATTCGTATGGGCGGCAAACTTTTCGCCTTTGCAACGTTGCAAGAATCCAGCGGCCGCTTTGAAGAATCCGCGGACTTGATAGGAATAGACGAACGGTTTGCCGTCTTCTTTCGGGAAAATCGTCTTGCTCTTTTCGACGACGGCGTCCGCACCCAACGCGGCGACTTCTTCTTCGCGGCTCTTGGCATCCGGGGCCTTGCTTGCGATATAGTCTTCGTGGATTTTCGCGTCCGCGTTTGCCGTGCCTAACATTTCTTCTAAGAGTTCAATCGTTACTTCAATCGTTTTCATGATACAGTCTCCTTTTCTTTAGCTAAAAATTTCTATTGCCGCCGTAGATATCAATGGGGCCGTTCAGGCTTTCGTAGATATCCAGGGCAGGATATTCAATGCCACATTCCAGGTTGAGGCATTTCATAAACTCCCATATCGGTACTTCGTTATGCGTCAAGACGAATACCTTATCTTTGTAATACTGGAACAAGTCGCTGATACGCTTTTTCTTCCAGCCGAACGTCGTAAGCATCGTGTGGAATACGACTATTGCACATCCGGCCAGCATATCTCTTGTGTGGGCGATAAGCGCCCGGTCTTTGCTGTTGCCGGTTATCATTTTCTGCATCCGTGCGGCCATGCGTTCATTCTCCATGCGGTCGAATCCGTACTGCTCTAACTCGTCGCGCCATTGAAGTATGTCGACGTTGTCGTACTTGTCTAAGTCGTTCCACAGGTTGAGCATTGCGGCGAACCGCCGCCGCCCGAACCCATATTTATCGTGTAGGCAATTAAACAACAAGGTTGTTGCCCAATCCGTGCCGCTTTCGGCGCCTGCTTCGATTTCAAGCGCCCGGCGCTGTCGGCGCTGTTTTCTGAATACGTTTTCTAGACTCAATGGTTCTTACTCCCTTCGTGTTCAGCAATGCGGCGAATTACAAAGTCCGCACACGGTTGCGCCATGCCATTCCCAATAGCCTTGTACCTGGATGAGTCGCTGCATGTCTTATCTTCGATGAGCGCCCAGTTATCCGGCAGGCCTTGCAGCCGTTCACATTCAAGCGGCGTTAACTTGCGTATTGCCAATTCGTCAATCATTGCGATCATCTCCATCTGCTACTAGGTTTTCACTGCCCCCCCCCATTTACACCGCCACTGGCTCGGAGACAAGCTGCTTTGTCATCGGCAGTTATTTCTTCATAGCTCAATCTTGAATAGGTGAGCGGTATTTGATTACCGCCTGTACCCATTCTTGCTTGCAGTGTCGGGGACTTGTCGCTTACTCGTATTGCGTCGCAAGCGTGGCTCATGTCATAGCACTTTGCCGTTTCAATACCGTTTCCAGTATCGGCGGCAACATCTTGTTGTGTTGCTTTGCTCGTCGCAGTATTCCTTGACAGGCTTTCGGGCTTAAAAAGTATTTCTTCTGTACCCCCCCCACCTGTATAATCTGCGACAAGGAAGATTCTGCGGCGTCTTTGGGGGACTCCCCAATATTGGGCGTCCAGTGTTCGCCACACGACGCAACAGATTCTGCTTCTAACCATTCCGGCACCTGCCCACTTTCCGTGTCCAGGTATTGGAATTTCGGTTTCTGTGAACGCTTCAAGCACGGCTTTAAAGTCCATCCCTTTATTACTTGTGTAGGCTCCTGTGACGTTTTCCCACACGGCGTATTTTGGATACTTGCCGTTTGTTGCCCGTCGCATTTGTCGAATAATTTCAATTGCTCGTACAAAGAGGCCGCTCCTTTCTCCTGCCAGTCCTGCCCGTGCGCCTGCTATTGACAGGTCTTGACAAGGACTGCCCATTGTGACTATATCGACTGGCTCGACGGCAGCGCCGTCTATTTTCGTGATATCGCCTAGCTGCTTAACGTCGGGGAAATGTTTAGCGGTCACGGCTTGTGGAAAGGCCGCTACTTCGCTTGACCATATCGGCGTTATTCCTGCCCGTGTTGCAGCAATCAGCCAGCCACCGATTCCATCGAACAAACTCCCTAGCTTCATAGCAGGATACCTGTCTTTCTAGCGATCCAATAGCCGTAACTGAGGCCGCGCCGCCGTGCTTCTTGGATATCCCTGTCGAGTCCTTCACAATGCTTATAAGGGACTCGTGAGGCCAGCACACGTTTTCTGCCTGGCTCCTGCCATTGGCGCTGTTTTTCCGTTGCCCATGGGGCCGCTTCCGGCAACGGCGGTTGTTTCTTCTTGCGTACAAGTCCGGCTTTTTTTCTCGCGCTATATTTACGCGCGTTTTCAATCCAATGATCGTGCCGGATTTCGATATAAGCTTCGCGCCATTTTCCAGCGCAGATATTACTGCATGTGAATTTACGGCGCCCTACGACGGGCTTGCCGCAGATGATACAGTGCTTACTCCGCACGTTTTTCCCTGTCGGTGTTTGGAGTGACAGCCAATCGTAATCGCTCCGTAGCTTATTCACGCAGCGCTGACAAACTTTCTGTCCTTTGTGGTCGGGGCTGAAAGCGTGGCCGCATACAATACATGTGGACATGTGGTTTTCTCTCCCTTCTTCTATGCAATCACAACTAAATCAACCTGCTTTGTATCGGCGTCGTAGCGGAAACGGCAGCGCTTGTTACCAATCCGCATACCGCAGGCCCGGCCGTCTTTGAATACGTCGGCGTTCTTCATGATCGTTTCGTCGTCCATATTGGGGAATTGACGGTGAATGTATTCCAGCAGGTCGGCATCCAGGTCTTCCACACTCGGCGGTTTCTTTTCTTTCGGGGCTTGCTTGAATCCTTTCTGTACCCGACTGAGCATTTCATGGATACGCTTGCGGCCTGCTTCATTGACGGGCGGCGTCGGCAGTTCTTTATATTCCTGTACCTTATTGACTTCGGCTTTTATCATTTTGGCCATCAACGGTACACTGGGAATCCGTTCCGGGGATGCGTCTATCGCCTGCTGTGCGGCCCGTAGTACGAACCTATCCGGATACTTGCCTAGCTGCATGAGCATTGACGCAATGAACGCCTTGGCATTATCTCCGTCCAGCTTCCAGCCTTCAGCCGGATAGCTTCCACGGAGAATCATTAGAATCTGCTTCGCCGTGTCTGCTGTCATACTCTTTACACATCCTTTCTAGTTCGGCATCCTCTGCCCTCTGTCGTTCGGCCCGGCTCATCCGGCGTGGCGTCGACTTGTTCCGTCGTTCCCACGTCCGCACGGCCGCCTTCCAGTCCTTCATTTTATTCTTGCCTACATACCATCCCTTACTTTCGTAGAAGTCCACAAAAGATTGAGGGTCAACCAGGTTACCGCGTTCGGTGCAGTACGCTTGTACTTCTTCCAAAGTTGGTGGCTTGAATCCACCTTTTGGAGCGGTGGCAGGTTTACCTGCCCTACTCTTTTCAGTATTATTCTTTTCAGTCTTACTATATTCAGTATTATTAGTGTTTAATTTTTGTACTTCTTGATGTCTATTTTTTAGACTTCCTGAAGTATAATTTTTAGACTTCTTGATGTATACCTTGTTTGGCTTGCTGAGTCCCTGTCTGACAATATCAATCAGCTCGTATTCCACTAGCTGCTTCATTGCCTTGACACATGTTGCGTGGGAAATATCCATCAAGTCTTGGATTTCGTCCTGCTTAAACATAAGGTAAATGTCGCCGTTTTCGTCGGCCCATCCGTTGCTCCGTGATAGGTGCATACGGTCTTTCAGCATTGCGTAGATCAATTTAGCGTTTGCATTTAGACCTTTATAAAACGGATTCGTGAACAAAACCTTGGGAACCATATAGAATTGTTCGGCGTCAATATCCCATAATTTAAAGCGTTCCATTTATTTCAAGCTCCTTATCCTGTACCATCCAGTGCTCGTATAGGGTGTTGGCTTTACTTCGATGTAGCCTTTATCTTCCAGGTCGTCCATTATCTTTAGGACTTCGGCCTTATCAGTGTCTAATAGCCATTCCGCAAGCGCGGCGATCTGAATGTCATCACCGATACCGACATAACCTAGAAACGCTTTTTCTCGTAAGGTTAAATCATCAGCGTCTAGGTATTTTGCGGGGATGAAAATACCTGTAAATTCCATGTTAATCTCTCCCTCTAATCTGTTGAAACCTTTCTCTCATCTGCCTAGCTTGCGGCCCGTGTGCCCGTTCGTGGCAGTCCCGACAAAGTACGATGAGGTTATCTAAATCGCTCGTTCCGCAGTGGGAACGGAACACGATATGATGGATTTCCGCAGCCGGCGCGCCGCAGTTCTCGCATACGCCGCCCGCCCGTTCATAGGCCGGAAGGCGGTTCTTTCGGTATAGCGCGTCGTCGCGGCGTTTCCGTTTATTCATCTCGTTCGGGCCTCCAATCATCAATAAGCGCCTGGACCCATTCTCTATCCTCGACGTTCGCGCCGATCTGGCGGGCCTCATCGACAAGGCAGTCAATTAGTCGGCTCATGTCGTGCGTGTCATACACGCTTGAGCCGGCGTATAAGTGCAGGACGGTACAGCCCTTGACTTTACTAGCCCCGGTGTCAATGGCAATCCATCCGATTCCGTTGTGACGCCAGTCCCGGCACACGCTGGCTGCTAGTTTCTGCTGGACACATATCGGTGTAAATCCCTGTGAATCCTGGATTGCACCCCGATACACCTCCTCTTTGCTGACGTACTGCCCGTCAGCAGACAACTTTTCTGCTATCCGCTGGCACAACAGCCAGCAGTAAGCATTGGCATCGAGTGAGCGTTTTTCCGAATGACGCTTGATTTCAATAGAGTAATCACCGTCAATTCGGATATTATTCAAATCTTCGGTGAGCGGTGCGGGAATCAGCAGCATATAGCCGCTGTTCCCTTTCAGCACCTGCACTCCTTTCACATGGAATTTCATGCTATACGCCTTCCATCAGTGCGGCGTCGTCTTTAGCCTTCACCGCATCGACTAATTTATCGATGTTTTCGTAGAAGGCCTTTGCCTCTGCAAGGGACAATTCCTTGAAATGTCCCTTATTGAATTTTGCTTTGAGTAACGGCCCGATGAACATGACGGCCTCATTTGCTCTAGCCCAGTCAATGACAAGCTGGTAATAGTCATCAACAGAAGTTGGCTTTTTTTGCGTCTGAGACGAGCTGGACGCGTTTTTTTCGGCCTGTCCGCCTGTCTTGGTGTAATTACCCTTGGGGCTATCGTTCCGCGCGTTATAACGGCTCTGAGGTGAATTATTCCATGTATCGGCGTCCTTGTTGTCGTCGATACAAAACAGGCCATTCAACGCATACTTGCGGGCGTAGCTGGATGCACTGCCAGTTACCTGGCTATCGTCCATGCCTTTGCGGGCCAGCGCTTCGCGGGCATAAGCGCTAGTCTTGATTTCGTCGCCGTTGTCGGCGTCGATTAATCGGGCTTCTGCTTGTACATAAAAGCGGTCGCCAACGGTTTTGATTTCGTCCGCGATGGTCAGCACCAGCCCATGATTGCTTAATAAAGGCTTGACCGCTTCTAAAATATCTTCACACGAGCGGTAACTGTAGCCTCCGAATGTGTTATACTGGCCTTTCGGAGCTTTCAGCTCCGACTGTACAGCCATGAGTTTCTTGTAAATTGTCTTTTCCATGAGTCACACCTCACTTGATCTGAATGTTTACCCGTTCTTCCAGTTCAGCACCCGGAACGTCTTCCCCGCCTTTCAAGGCTTTCCCAATGGCTGTCTTGTCGACTTTCGGCGGCTGTGCAATCAAGAAGGTTTCCGGCAGTTTCTTTTCGTCCGTAATCGTAACAGCCTTGCTCTTTCTCCAGCCGATGGAAAATTCCGTTTCCTTGACCTTTTCGCCGTCGAGGACGTTGGCAAGGTAGCTTTCCAGCTGTGCGGCCTTGTTTTCTGCCGCCTTCTGCCGTTTATAGAAGGCTTCTTTTTCTTCTTTAAGGGCCTTCGCGTCGGCTTTCAAGTTTTTAATCCACAAGGCAATGTTGCGGATTTTTTCGCTACGTTCCATTTTCAGAAGCGAAAGTTTTTCCAGGTCAATGACTTCCCCGGTTTCCATGTTGACCGTCGTCCCCGGTTCGACTTCTACGCAATTCAGAATTGCACTGTTGATTTCATATAAGTTTGCCATGGGTTAGGCTCCTTTCTTTGTGTCGTTGAACCAACGACTACGATCAAACAAAACGGCGTCCTTACCGTCCTGCAATACTTCTGTCAAATCATCAATGAAGTCAGATAAATCAGCTTCATTGATTTCCTTCAAGTTCCCGATATGGACGTCAAGGAACTTTAAGTTGTCGGATAATTCGTCCGTCAGTTCCGGGAAGCAACAGTTCCCTTCAAAGCTTTTAGCTGCTGAAATTAAAGCTTCGGCTTCATAGACAATGTCGTCGTTTTCGGGAAACTTTTCTTTCAACAGCGTCCCAATCTTCATACAGGTATCTGCCAGTTCATGGGATACACTGCGCGAAAGGTTACTAAGCTGTTCGTACGGAGTTTCAAACGGCCACGGTTTTCTTCCCCAATCGTCTATATCTCTTGCTCTCATTGACTTCCTCAACTTTCTGCCTTATAATTAAGGCAATAAACTAAATATCCAAGCATCTAGCCTCGTAGGCCTTGCGTAACCGTCGCAAGGTCTACTTTGCTATCACAATCTTCTGACCGACTTTAAGGTCAGCGTCCGGCGCAATGTCATTCAGTTTCTCAAGGTCATAAATGACTTTGCGAATATCCTGCTCATCACTGGACAGCCCGGCGGCTATGTCCCAAAGCGTTTCCCCTTCTTTCACATAGTAGACTTTGGAGATTTCCGCCGCCTTCTGCTCATTGGCCAGTTTCGCCCCGGCGTACCAGCCAATGCCCCAAGCCGCGGTAAGGGCCAGAGTGAATGCAATCGCGCTGGCAATCCGCTTGAAAAGCTTGCGATCATGCCGATTCCCTTCCGGCGCATGGTCACGGATTTCTATAGCTTTCATTGTTCATCACTCCTTTCAATGCTTCGCAAATTCGATTCAACTTTTCTTTCAAGGCTCTGTTCTCTTCGGACAGGGCCTTATTTTTGTCTTCGAGCTTTTCCCATTCCAGCGGCCCGTGCGCTGGCTCTTCGTATTCACAAAGGGCCAACACATCCGCCGCCCGGTAAAATGTGCCAGGGATGCCGTATAAGCGTTTCAGCCTACCGTCGTTCTCCATGCGGCAGATGGTCTGCCGGGAACAATGGAATAGTTCTTGTAGTTCTTCGGAGCTATAGCATAGTTTCATAGCCATCAGCTCCTTAGTGACCTGCTTCCTGGTCGTCACGTTCAATCATGGGGAGAATGTCGTGACTCTTGAGAAATTCGTACAGGAACAAGCGCCCTTTCTGCGTCCATTCCGTCTGCATGTTGCAATCCGGTTTGCCGTCTGTATGGACAAAATCGAATGTCTTGCTATGCGTGTAGCCTTTAGCCTGGTACTTCGCATACAGGAACCACTGTTTCCCGATTTTGTAAATGACATGCAGTTCATGAAGTAGTTTGTTGAATCCTGTGGCACTCATGCCGTAATCTTTGGCAATGGCAGTCGTTGTGACGGTTCCCTTGCTTGATAAGATACGGTCTGTGTAATCGGCCTTTGGTTTCAATTCACCGATTACTTGTTTTGCGCTGGCCGCTTCCAGTTCGGCGTGTTTCCGTGCTTCTCGTTCAGCTTTTAATTCCGTGGCCAGTTTGATAATCGTGTCTGGATTCAACAGGGCTTCTTCTATCTTTTCCGGCGTCATATATGCCCCGTGTTTACGGATTGCCGGTAGGACTTCACTCGTAATCCAGTGCTTGAACTTCTTCGCCGTCGGAAGCTTGCTGGAAAGGACCAGACTGTAAAGGCCAGATTCATTGATAATGGTCATTTCTTGTGCTCCTCCAAGGGTGTCACATTTCGTTACCCCCTTGTCTTCATCGTCAACATGATCGTTAAGAGCCTTGCGCGTGTTGGTATATCCAAGAGCTGTTGCTATATCCTTGCCGACCAACCACGGCTCACCGGCTATCGTTACTGTTCTTACCTGCCCGAATTCCGGGCTGTTGAAAATCTGTAATTCGTTCATGGTTATCTCCTTTCAAATCAAATCTGTGACCTTGCATTGGAGCGCTTCTGCAATCCGGTACAAGGTGGAAAGTTTCACGTCTGCACCGTGCTCTACATCCCACAAATTGCGGTATGCCAACCCGGTGTTTTTTGCCAGCCAGTACAGTGACTTTCCTTTCTGCTGTCTGACTTTCTTGATGTTGTTATCCATTTAAAAATTGCCTCGCGTTTGATATAATGTTGTATGGGGAATATATCCTAGAAAGTGAGGTGAAATTCATGGAAGAACTGCAAATCACTAAAGAAATTGTGATTGCCTTGATTGAAAAAGGAAAAATCACAACCGTTAATGATGCCTGCAAGGCCTGCGAAGACGTTTATAAAGTTATTCTCAATCTGTCGAACATGCCTTATCAGCATTAATTGCAGTAGTTATTTTAAGAGTGCAGAGTAATCTGTGCTCTTTTTTTAATTCATCTGCTAATTCGGCCATTTCGCGTATTTCCCGTTTCACGTTTTCGGAGTTTCCTGCAATACCCACGTCAATAATGACTTTATGTACTGTGCAATCCACGTTGTCACCGCCTTTCTGATATAATCTCCTTATAAGGAGGCATGTGTTATGAACCAAAATGATGTAGAAAAATTAATCTTGCTATTCGATGGAAACAAACTGCCTTATTCAAAGCTTCATCAAACTATGCCTTGTATTTCCGATGACGATGTTCTTTCGCTGATGGGGCGTTTGAGTTCAAACACCAGATTATTCACGGTATCCAGCAACGCCACTACGGACGATATAAGGCGGCACGGTTTTAAACCGGGCGATGTGTTTACGCTTACAGAAGAAGGTGAAGACCTTTTTCATGTTGCTCAGAAGGACAAACACCTAACTGATTTAGCCGAACAATCACTTAGTGAAGCCAAGAAAGCGACTTTGTATGCCCAGCTAGCTGTATTACTTTCCGTCGTTTCTATCGCAATATCAGTTTTAATGGGATAGAAAGTATATTGATAACCGTCAGTGGGATGAGTACCCACAACCATTTCTGAATCTGTCTGCCGTTCTCTGTATCCGAAAACTTGTACGGATTAGAGAACAACCACTTCACCATATTCACATTCGTTGAGCCTTTGCTTTCGCAAGGGCTTTTTTCTTGTCTTATTCCAAACACGTTGTCGCCACCTTTTAAGTTGTATAACAACCGTTTTCTTTTTATTTAACTACATTAGGTTGTTTAAATTTGTCAAAAAAAATATCTTCCATCTTAATACCAGAATCTCTTTCAATTCTAAGCATGATTGACGGAGATGGGACCGCAGTTCCGTTTTCATATTTGCTCCACGCTTGTTGAGAAACGCCATACATTTTTGCCATTTCTTCTTGCGAGCGTTTCCCACGATATTTAATAAGTTTATCTCTCACGTTATCACCGCCCTTCTCGCTTGTTTTTAACTACCTTACGATGTAAGTATACACAACTTTTGGTTGTGTGTCAAGAGAAGAAATACAACTATTTTTCTTTTGTGAATCACTACTAATAGTAGTAAAATATAATCATAAAATCAAACGAGAAAGGGGTCTTGAAATATGTTCTCTACACAGCTAAAGAAATACCGCAAAAACAATGGATACACGCAAAAACAACTGGCAGAAGCAGTTGGAGTAACACAACAGGCTGTTGCTAAGTGGGAAACGGACAAGGCCTCGCCAGATCCGGAAATGTTACAAAAAATAAGTTCAATATTGAATGTTACGGTTGACAGCTTACTGGATGGGGCAACACCCAAAGATAAAAGCAAAATGCCGAAAGACTTGAACAAATTCTTACAGCAGTCTGAAATCATTTTCGATGGCGATACCTACAATCTAACAGACGAAGAGCGGGAATTGGTCATAAAGTCCCTTGAGGTTGCCTTTTCAGCGGCAAAACGAGCAAACAAACGCAAAAAAGGCGACACTCCTACTAAATAGAGGTGTCGCCTTATGGTTAGAAAAAATATAAAATTACGCGTCAAGAACCTGGTACGGAAAATGGGGACAGCCAGCCCCTTACAAATAGCCGATATGATGAGGATACCCATTGTATACGCCGAACTGCCTAAAGGTATCCGCGGGTATCTTACAAGGCCGTTACGCCGGAAGGTAATCGTACTCAACGACAAACTGGACGAACGGGAAATACCGATTGTCGTTGCTCATGAGTTAGGCCACGCACTGATGCACGGGGCGGCCGGAACATTCCACGCCGATACCGTGAACTATTGCAACGCACGGAGTGAATACGAGGCTAACATGTTTGCGCTGTACCTTCTTTCCTACTGCTACGACATAGACGAACGGCTATTACAGGCTGCCCCCAGGAATCGGGACGTAATGACATACAAAGAGGCACACGGCCTTTTATGTAAATGTATAGAAAGGTGGTAATACTATGAAGCGGATTCTAATTCTATTATGCTTAATGCGGCCTATCTCTATACCGTCGTTTGCAGCGGATTGGTACTGGATAGGGCGGACCAAACAGGCGAACAATGGTATGTAGATAATAGCCGGGTCGTTACACATGATTTGACGTACCGTGAACAACAGGGAAATGAAATGCTTGCTAGTCAAGGTATCATGCCCGTCTACATCCCTTATAAACTGGTATGGGGTGAATTTGTGCAGAGCGACGGTTCAATGAACATTGTGCGAGTATAAGGTATATAAGGATGAAACACTGTAAATACTGGGTCAGACTATATACGATAACAACGGGGATGTTGTTGTCACGGATAACACACCGCGTCCGGTAGAAACGCCAGTACCCGGCAGCATGGCAGAGTCAATCTATGACGCAGTGTATTGAACATAACAAAAAGCCGTCTCCCACCGTACAAACGCACTTATTGTTATATGGATGTATCAAGGGATTGGAGGTGCCGCGAATGGACCAATTTTTAGATATTTTATTAGGTACTATTATTTCCGTCATTATTATCTATATGTTTTTAAGAGTGAATGATTGGCTCTATAACAAAGGGCATTTTAAATTAGTAAAGTTGTTGAAAGTTATCATTGTATTGACGTATATTGCTTTAGTTCTATGGCTCCCTAAAATGGAATTTAAGATATACTTTGGAGTTTTAGGTGCAATTGTATGTTATCTGTTTTCAAAGAACATACTGCAAGAGAACAAGATCAGTAGCGCATTGATTATGACGGCAATTTATGGAATATTGTGGCTCAATGCCGCCCCGTTTGTTTGGGAGGTGTTATATCCTCCACAATACCATAGTCAAGGCCATAAAATCAGCCGAGTACCCATTTATGTCGATAAAAATACCGAGAAATCACCAGATGAGAAAAACAAGTCTAATGACCACGTAAAAAGCCAAACAGCTGAGTTTTTAGAACCATTAGTTGTGCCAAAACACATAAATGATAAGCCAGACTTTAGTGCAGACACGTATGACGATGACTTTGACTTTGATTCCACGGATATTGATGATTATTCAAGTGATACACAAAGCGAACGCTCTGCAAACAGCAATTATTTAGATGCCGATAACTCGCCTTCGTATAATACATCATCGTACAGCAGCTCACAGAATAATTATAAATATTCCGGTGGGTCTAATTACTCAAGTGGTAGTGATGTATATGTAGCACCCTATGTGCGTTCCAATGGTTCGTATGTTCAAGGGCATTATCGTACTCGTGCAAACGGGACGACTACAGACAACTATTCTCATCGAGGGAACATTAATCCGTATACAGGAAAACGTGGCTATAGTAATTAGTAAGTTGTGTGAATTGAGTAAAAAAAATAAGCCCGTATCGAAGGTTGAACCTCTCCTACTTATAGAAGCGAGAGATTCTTGATTGAAACAGTACCAGCCTTGGCAGCCGAAACTAATACACGCTTAATGCGTTTTAACGCAGACCTGCGTTAAATATATTGATTTCAACGCAGACCTGCGATAAAGGAGCGATGAAAAAATGAATCTTATATTATGGGTTGTGTTATTTGCTCTCATTGGCCTTGGAAAATATGCGATAGGAGAAATAAAACAAAACCGCAAAACAAAAGGAATTGCACTTCTGATTGTTACGATTGTCCTCATGATTGCATGGTTTGCCTTAAAAGGGCATATGTCCCGCAATCTAACGTATTAGTTGTCATGTACGGAAAGGCGGTAATACTATGAAAAAGCTATTCATAATATTATGCGTGTTGTTATCTGTCGGGTTCACATCTTTTGCTTCTAGTTGGTATTGGATCGGGGCGGATTCTACTGGAAACCAATGGTACGTAGATAATGAAAATGTTTATACGCATTGGATAACATATCGAGAAATGAGCGAGAATAGATACGCCTACCAACATGGCCTATCCCCTATATATCATACTTATAAGGTCGTATGGATAAAAATAAATAATACAGACGGCACTTATACAAAACAACGGATAAAAGTAATGAGAAATAAAAAAACGGAACTTTTAAGCTATGCTGATTATGACAGTGACGGGAGTGTTATTGACGCTAATACAATCAGTTTCCCAGAAGAAACGGATATTGTACCAGATTCCATGGGAGAGGCGTTATATGAATTGATATTCTAAAATTAACAATCACGTAAAAAATAAGCCCATACAACGTTAGTTGTACAGGCAGAAAGGATACGCATGAAAAGAAATTTAGATTTGATAAAAGAAATCCTTTTGTGGATTCAAAATAATAGTGACGGAAGACGGGATATTACTGCATCGAGAATTCAGATAGAGGGAAGCACTACCCAGGAAATCGAGATGCATTTACATTGGATACAGGACGAAGGTTTAATCACTTATGAGGGGAGAAAACTAAAGCAAGGTGCAAGGTTGGTTCATTGTACAAGGCTCACGTCAAAGGGATGCGATGTCCTTGCCGCTATGAATAACCATTCCGTATGGATTAAATTATTAGAGTTGGCGGAAAACAAAACATTCAACGAATTATGCAACATTGCTGTTTCTTTGGCTAAAACAGGAATTACAACCGTCTGGAATCATTATCAGGCATAATCGTTGTCTGGTGAACCTAAATAATCCATAGATTTTTGATGGAGTTCCTGCAATTCATCTGGTGTATATGCTTTTTTGCTCCCCAATAGTATTTCAAACATTTCGCTATTATGGGGACTTCGCATCCCCAATAGTACCCAACCATTCTGTAAAAAATAATTAGCAGGTCCGGCGAATGTTTCCGTAATGGTCCTTATTTCGGAGTATTGGCTTTTACATTCTGTTTTTATCATAAACACACCACCTTCACAATCGTTATAACAAAATAAGCCTGTATCACGACATACAGGCTTACAAGGAGGGATTTTATCATGGATTCTAAAACGTTGAAAGCATTGCAGTTCTTTTATGATAGAGGCCCCACGCCTTTTCTCAAATTGAATAGATACTTAGGTGGATTTTCCGCCGAATACCGTTATCTCCTCACTACAGGCATGATTGAACGTACTCACTGCGGACAGATGGTTGAAGTCACAATCGCCGGAAGGGATGCTTATGAACGGAACAAACCCTCCAGCAAAGTGAACGTCATCTCTTGGATAGCCATTGTTCTGCAATTCTTGAATATGATATTGTCACCTCATGATTACAGTATACCACAAATGATAAAAGATTGTATAGGAAAAATTTTCAATCAAATATCATAAACGGGGTTACCAGCTGGAACTAAAAAAATCATCGGGAGGCAATTCTATGAAAAATGTAAAAAGAGTCATATCATTAACATTGTTGTTTGTATTTGCTTTAGCTGCAATGGCTTTTGCATACATCGGTAACGCTAGGTCTGGTATTTTCCATTATGATGGTTGTCAATATGTGTATAGAATGAAGAATAGTAACAAGGTGTACTTTGATTCACGCGAAGATGCTGTTGATGCCGGTTATCGCCCATGCCGAGTCTGTAGGCCTTAGTAAGAATCTGTAAAATTTGTATTTAGTTCCAGCTGATATTACTTTAGAACCCAAAATAAGCCCACATGGATACCATGCAGGCTTATTCCCGATTCCGGGAAAGATAAGAACGGCGGCCAGCCCCAGGAGCAAGGGATTTCTAACCCATACCGCGGCTGGGAGATGGCGGCAGGGCTACTCCCATTCCGGGAACCCAGCTTTGTTCCTTCACAAGCTGACCTCTCTATTATATCATTCCTCACAATCAGAATCTAGTTCCCTTGCGTAATGCAGGATTTTCTTTACGCGACAAATTTCATCGAGCAGTTTTTCAGCCGCTACATCTTCTCCCTGCTCATCGCGGAGCATGATGTATAGTACGCGGTAAAAATTATCGGCCGCTTCCAGATGCAGGATAGCTCTCTTGATGTGGGCCTCGAATTCCGGCGTCCAGTGTTCCATACGATATGCTTTTTCGGCTTCGTCCCAGCCCATATCGAGGTATTGCCGCGCGTTTTCATACAGCATGGCGTTCCGCTTTTCGGGCGTGTCGACGAATTCATATACATCCTCGTCGTCTGTCGGTTTGATCGCGTACCGGTTCCCACTCTTTTTCATCTTCAAGTACATTTTCATGGTTCATCTCTCCCTTCACTATATAGCCACGGCGGGTAATGGAATCTGACGGTTCCAGCAATATTTTTCCGCCTTCACTAGTAATAGGACAGGAAGAACCATTTCAAGTACCACTTTTTCAAAAATGCAACGTATTTATTTCCGTTGCAGACTCATTCTATTCGTTCCGCATTCACGGCTGGTCAATCCAGGAGGCAGCTATGTATAACATCAACCACAACTTTACATACCGTCAGAAGGATAAAGGCTGGCAGGTCATACTTTCCTATAAGGACGGTGATAAATGGCGTCAGAAGAGCAAACAGGGCTTAAAAACCAAACAACAAGCAAAGGACGTCGGAAACAAACTATTGGCAGAATTACAGCGGACGTTCGTACCGTCGAGTAATGAATTGGCAGATATTACTTTGCGCGACTTTATCCCGATCATGCTACGGGATAAGCCGGAACTGGCTTTGTCGAGTCAAAAGGCGTATAAGAAAACAGCTGTATTTTTCGATGAATTAGCCGACAAGCCGCTACGTAGTATCACACGGCAACAGATAATTGCCATACTGAATGAAAAGAGCCAATACGCCCCAAAAACAAAGGAACTACGGCTTACTACGTTGAGGAGCATCCTCAACCATGCCCGAACTAATTACGGGCTTGTATCCGTTAATCCTGCATCAAGGATACAGATACCGCGTCCGAAAGAAGCGAAGAAAATACGGGCCATATCCGCTGTGGAATTTCAATCGCTCATAGATAGCAAGGTACGCAAAGGCTGTGAATACTATAAAGATATTGTGATGGTCGCTTACTATAGTGGGATGAGATACGGGGAGATAATCGCATTAGAATGGGGAGATATAGATTTTCACAACTACACATTAACGGTAGCCAGGCAAATCAAGCAACAGCCGTCAGACGGCAAGCCTGTATATGCAGTAGGCCCGCTGAAAACGCAAAACTCATACCGAACAATCCCCATCCCTGCCCTTCTTGTTGAAACGCTGGAGAAGGTATCACGGGCAGCAGATAGGGTATTCCCTCTCGCATCCCCGCATACACATAATGTCAACCAGTGGATACAGCGAACGTTGCCGCACACCTCCATACATGATATGCGTCATTCGTACGCAACAAATCTAATCGCCAACGGCGTGGATGTACAGACGGTCGCGGCCCTTTTGGGTGACACAATCAACACGGTCATTAACACATACTTAGACTTTACGGAAGATATGAGACGAGCGGCGTCTGACAGCGTGAATCGGATATTCTCAAAATGA